ATGCGTTCTGGACGTTTTATTTACGACCTAACCGGGGGCGGAAGAAACTAGTAATTTAGTTTCATAACACAAGATCACCCGATAAAGGAGCCGGGGAGGGGCTTTGCTCTTCCCCCTCCCTCTTGAGTCGGCCCTATGTGTTGGTGGTCGGTAATTTTCCATCAACAATGAGGATAAAATGGCTTTTAAAACTGCTGCCGGTCACGGCAACCTACCTAATGGCAACTTCTCGCCAGTAATTTTCTCGAAGAAGGCACAGCTTGCTTTTCGTCGGGCCTCTGTTGTAGCCTCGGTTACAAACAGCGAATACATGGGTGAACTGAATAGCTACGGCGACGCTGTTCGTATTATCCGTGAACCCCAAATTCAAATCCGCGACTATTCACGCGGTAAGGTAATTCAGCCTCAGGATCTGATCGACGAAGATTACACCCTCGTCATCGACCAAGGCCAAGAGTTTGCCTTCAAGATCGAAGATGTTGAAAAGGCTCATTCGCACATCAACTGGATGGCTCTCGCAACTGATCGTGCTGGTTTCAACCTTCGTGATCGTTACGACGCCGAAGTCCTTGGCTATATGAGCGGCTTTAAGTTTGCCACTGTTGACGCTTCTTTTGCAAGCGTTGCTCGTGTTCTTGCTGACATGCCCGGCACCCGTGCTGTTGCTGCTGCTGGTGTAGACGAACTTCTGACTTCGATGAAACTCAACCGTGGTTCTTTCATCTCAGCCGGTGGTGACAACTCAATTCCTGTCGCTCCTCGGTTCCCCGGTGCTCAGACCAAACCCACTGACAACGTTTCTCCTCTTACTATTATGGCTCGTATGGCTCGTCAGCTTGACCTGCAAAACGTTCCTAAAGAGGGCCGTTGGCTCATCATCGACCCAGTGTTTGAAGAGATGCTGAAAGATGAAGATAGCCGCGTAATGAACAACGACTTCGTTGAAAAAGGTGGTCTGAAGAATGGCATGATCGCCAAGAACCTGCATGGTTTTGACATCTACATGTCCAACTCCCTGCCTCGCGTTGGTACTGGTCCTGCCACTGTCGGTGCAACCGCTCAGAACGCTAACTATGGTGTTCTCATTGCCGGTCATAAGGGTGCTGTTGCCACTGCCGAAAACCTGACCAAAACTGAGACTCTTCGTGCTCAAGATTTCTTCGGTGACATTGTTCGTGGCCTCCACATCTATGCCCGTAAGATTCTTCGTCCTGAGGGCATCGTAACCGCTAAATACAACGTAGCCTAATAGGAGAAATGAATGCCAACAATTAACATTCTTAACCGCGTCGCCTCGGGCCAGCTTGATGCTGGCCATATGGCTAACGCTCGTGTCATCGATTTTGTGATTGCTCACGGTGTTGATGCTACCATGGGCACTGCTACTGACGATATCGCACTAGGTCTTCTGCCAGAAGGTGCAATTGTCGTAGGTGGTACAGTGCAACAGGTTGTTGTAGGTACTGGTACTGGCACCCTCGCGCTCCGTGTGGGTACTACAGCCATCACTGGCACCCTAGCTTCCACAGCCGCTGTAAACACTGTCGCAGCCAGCGTTCCTGCTGCTATCCCTCTGGTTGTTCCCGCAGGTGGTGCAGAACTCAACCTGCTTGGTGCTACCGCCGTTCGTAACGATGGTGTCACTCGTGTCAGCGTTGTTATTGTCGAAGGTGATCGTTCGCCTCGTAGACCCTCTGTAGCCGCAAGAGACGCAGTGTAATAAGAAGGGGGGCAGGGGGACGCCTCCTGCCCCTTTTTTCTTGAATGGAGAGAGCATGTACAACTTCCTTGAACTGACAAACGCTGTAAATAAAAGAATGAATGAGGTACTGCTCACTGCTGCTAATTTTGACAGTGCAACAGGAATTCATTCAGATATTAAAAACTACATCAATCTGGCTATCAACCGTATTGGTCGTGAAGAGATTGAATGGCCTTTCTATCATCAGAAGTTTACTGAAACACTAGTAGCTAATTCAGATGGTAACGTGGCTTTCCCCGCGAGTGTTACAAACATCGCCCTTGATACGTTTATTTTGCCAGCAAATGACACATTAAACGTAGAAACAAAAAAATTAAAACCCCTCGACTACGAGGAATATCTGGAAAAACATTCTTACCAGAATTTGGAACCTGCAAAATATGCAAGCGTACCAGAGTTTGTAGTAAGAACCCGCAATCTAAGCTATATAGTAACTCCACCCCCTGACTCTGCCTACAACATTATTTTTGAGGCATACGTAAATCCATCCGACCTTGTGGCATGGGACGATGTTCCCGTGTTACCAGAAAGTTTTAAATGGGTTATTGTAGAGGGGGCTATGTATTATGCCTACACCTTTAAAGGGGCTATTGAAGAAGCAGGGGCTTCAAACACTTTGTTCCAAGAAGGTATTAAACAACTAAGAAAAACTTATATTAACAGAACTGAGTACGTACGTTCTGCTGTCATTGGGAGGTAAATATGCCCATCAATTGGCAAACCTACCCAGTGAAGTTGGAAGGTGGTTTAATCCTTAATGAAGGCAGGATTGAACAGGGCATTAATAAGCCAGGAAGTGCTATCTCCTTAGTTAATTTTGAATCTGATGTTGAAGGTGGCTATTCCAAAATTAAAGGGTTTATCAAGTTTGATGATGCTGCCGTTCCGGGCACTGGACAAATTTGGAGTTCGATTGCTTTATCATCTACAGAAACTCTCGCTTGCAGAGGAAACCAGCATTACTATTCAACAAGGGCAGGGTGGACTTCTAAATTAACTCTTAGTTCAACACCCATTGGTAAAACTCGTCATTGTCATTATAAATGGTCATCTGCTAGACGTACGGTTATTGTAGACAGTACAAATAACCCAGTGTTTTTTGATCATGTAGCAAAAACAATGTCAAGTATGGCCAGCCCTCCTACAGAGGTTCAATCAGCGCAAGGTGTTGTAGAGTTTAAAAACCATTTGTTCTTCTCAAAGAATAACTATTTGACATTTACAGCCCCTTTCACTGAAGATGATTTTGATGTGGGAGATGGAGCAGGGCAAATCAATATTGGTGACGATATCATTGGTATGATTGTTTTTAGAGAGCAGTTATTTATTTTCTGTGCTAACAGCATCTATCGAATTTCAGGCACCAGTTCTTCAAATTTTAATTTGGACCCAGTCACCACAAACACAGGGTGCGTTTCAGGAGACACTATTCAAGAGGTAGGTGGAGATATTGTTTACCTTGCTCCTGATGGTGTGCGCTTTCTCAGTGCATCAGAACGAAATAATGATTTTGGTTTAAGCAGGGCCTCTGAAGCAATCCAGAAAAAAGTTGTAAATCTGCTGAAAAACAATAGTGTTTTTTCATCTATTACATTGCCTGGCAAAAATCAATACAGGTTGTTCTCTTTTTCATCTTCTATCCCCGCTTCAGAAGCTCTGGGCTATCTTGGTGTGTTTTATTCCAACCAAAGCAGTTCAATGGTTAGTTGGTCAGAACTTTTAGGATTAAAAGTTTACAACGTAAGCAGGTTTCAAGAAGGTAATAGTGATTTGATTGTGTTTTGTTCTGATCTAGGGTTTATCTATCAGATGGAAGTGGGTTTTGCTTTTGATGGAGCTCCTATTTCTTGTGAGTTTCAAACTCCTTACATTCCTATTTCAGACCCTTTAATTAGGAAAACAATCTATTCTCAAACCCTCTATACAAAAACAGAGGGGTTGTTTAGTTTAGATCTTCAACCTTTATTTGATTACAATGTTGGTTCAATTATACCACCCTCCGTGAGATTTGAGAATTTTCAAGACTCTTCTTTCTGGAATGGTTTTAATTGGAACTCAGGAGTTTGGTCAAGTTCTCAACTAAATCAGGTGGATTTTAAAACCAAATTGCTAGGCAGTTTCTTTACCATCTCTTTCAAATACAGTGAAAGTTCGGTCAATCCTGCTTTTAACTTAAACTTTATAATGTTAGAATACAAAGACAACGATAGGAGATAGTATGGCTGGTTATACAAGGAGAGACATCTCTAACAACATTGATGCTGGAAAATCTGCTAATGCTGAAGACCTTGATTTAGAATTCAATGGGGTTGAGGAGGCTTTTTCTGCGTTAAGTGGTCATAAACATGATGGTAGTGTAGGTGAAGGTGCTCCTATCACAGTAATTGGGCCTGCTCAACAATACGTTGCTTCTGCTAACAGTTTGTCCCCTGCATCAAATAACAGCAGGGATTTGGGAACTACAGGTACAAGGTGGAAAGACCTTTGGCTTGCAGGTGTTGCAACAGCCACCTCTTTTATTGGTAATATCACCTCTGCACTAGCTACTATTACAGGCGGTACAATCAATGGGACGAGCGTAGGAGCCACTACAGCAAGTACGGTGAGGGGTACTACCATCACAGCCACTACAGGCTTTGTAGGGCCCCTTACAGGCGCTGTAACAGGGGATACTACAGGGGCTCATAACGGAGTTGTAGGCAATGTAACCCCTGCGGCGGGCACATTTACCACTGTCAATGCCTCAGGAGCCATTACTGGAAACTTAACTGGAAATAGCACAGGCAACCATAACGGATTGGTCGGCAACGTAACACCAGCCGCAGGGACTTTTACTACCATCAACGCATCAGGTGCTATTACAGGAAACACCACTGGTACGCACAACGGAGCTGTCGGGAACGTTACACCTTCCACAGGTGTTTTTACCACTCTTTCGGCCTCTGGTGCATCTACACTCACTGGCTTAGTTACTGGCCCTGGGGGTTTTACAGGCCCTGTAAACGGCACAGTGGGGGCTACGACACCTAGTACAGGGGTGTTTACTACAATCACCTCTTCGGGCACTGTTACAGGCTCCGGTTTCTTTGGGCAACTTGGCACCTCTGGGTCAAGACAGCCTGCTTTTGTAAGCAGCATTAATGCCTCCTTGCCATCCACTTTTCAAGACTCTGTGGCTGTCTCCTCTGGTGATCTGTCTGTCTCCTCTGGCAACCTTATTATGGCATCCGGGACGGTCACAGCTAACACAGCAAACTTTTCTACAAACATCACCGTAAATAGCCGTACAGCATATCACAGAGGTAATATTGTTGCAACGGTCGGAGAGTCTGGTGGTATTCCCACAGGAGGTGTTGTCCAAAAAGGTTCAAACGTAAACGGGGAATTTGTAAAATTTGCTGATGGCACCCTTATTTGCTGGCACTCACTTCTCACTTCTGCCTCGGCAGGTGTTACTTGGACCTACCCAGAACCTTTTATAAATAACAGCACTCTCTCAGTTGTAGCAAGCCCTGCTGCCACGACCCCAAGAGTTGCTTGTACGACAGCAATCACTGCTACAAACATTGAGGTGTCTGGTTGGGACTTAGCCAGTGCAAGACAGTCTTTCACTGTTAGAATGATTGCGACAGGCCGGTGGTTCTAAAATGGAATTGTTTCAGTTTATTCTTGATTACTATTTTATTCCTGTTTTAGCATGGCTCGCCTTTCTTCACATGAAACAACAGCAGCATGATGTAATTCTTAGCGTTCTTGAAAGACAAATCAAAAATGATAAAGAGTCTCATGCTAGTGATATGGACAAATTAAATGAGATGGTTAACCGCATTTATACAAAACTTGACAAGATCGAAGACTTCCTTCGTAAGTAGCCCTTTCATTAATGCTATCAACACATCGTTGTTTGCAGGGAAAGCCACTAGTAAACAGATTGAGGGCCTGACCAACCTTTTTCAAGAAACCTCTCATCTTCCTGTAAATCAGAGAGCTTATCTTTTTGCCACCACTTATCATGAAACAGCTCGAACAATGCAACCTATTACAGAGTATGGCAGTGTTCGTTATTTTGATAAGTATGACACAGGCAGGTTGGCTGCGGCCCTTGGTAATACTCCTCAAGCTGATGGAGATGGTTACATGTACCGGGGTCGTGGGTATGTACAAATCACTGGTAAAGCAAACTATAGTAAAGCCTCAAAAAAACTAGGCGTAGATTTGGTTAAAAATCCTGATCTTGCTCTCAACCCTTCTCATGCTGCTAAAATTTTGATCAATGGTTGTTTAGAAGGTTGGTTTACCGGGAAAAAACTTTCTGACTATTTAAATAGCAGAACTACAGATTACATCAACGCCCGGAGGGTTGTTAACGGAACTGATAAAGCTTCGTTAATTGCAGATTATGCAAAACAATTTGAAAAGGCTTTATTAGGGAGTCCTAAAATGGGTTTAGTTAAACAAGCGAGCCTTCGTCCTACAAGAAAGGTGGCAGCAGTGGGTTGGTCAGCAATCTTTGGCCCCATTATCGCTGCAATTGTTGCTCCATACCTTCCCGGTATGTCAGAGGCATGTGGTGGTGAGCTAGGTGCTGCAATTGTTGGAGCTGGCGTTGCTGCCTCTCAGGGTGTGCTTTCTTTCATTTTTGGTTATAAAACACTCGAAAGAGCAGAATAATAGAGGAATAGATGGCTATTTTCAAAGGCTTTAACGATGCACAGAAAGAGGTTTTAGCCAGGAAAATGGGCTATAAAGGAGATATGTCTGAATTCCCCTCTTTTATCCAGAGTAATCCTAAAGCTCAGGAAAAATGGACTGAGTACGAAGACATTGCTAAGAAAAGAATTGAAAGAAAATTTGCATCAGGGGGGGATGTGTCAGGAGGTGATACATGGTTTGAAGATTATCAAAATCGTCAAAACCCCTCCGTCCCTGATCAACGCCCTCCTACAACTGAGGATACTACCCCGCCTAAACCTAGCACACCTTCTAAACCTAACACCACCCCCATCCAATCAGGGTCAATTAACGAGTCGACACAGTTTATTGCTCCTAATATGAATTCTACGGGCTCTCAGTTAGATCAACGTATGTTGAACAATCCAGAATCTTTTGTTCCTAACGTAGAAGTTGAGAGAATGAGGGTCAGTCAAAACGAAATCATTAACCCTGCCACTGGGGATGTGCAAGCTAGAAATCCTATTCAAGCCTCTACAGCTCAAACAGCGACAGCTACAAGTTCTCCAAAGACTGATGCACAAACAGTTACTACAGCCACTAGTACACCAGAGGTGAGACAAGAACTAGACGGGCTCCAAGCGGCTAAAGGAACCGTAAGTCAGCAGGCTCAAGTAGAGGCTGCCACTGCTTTGCCATCTGCTAATGCCACTGTACAAGGGCAACTTGAAGGGTTGATGAAGCAGTTTGAAGGGGGCCAAACCCCTGCGTGGGCTGCTGGCGCTATGAGGATGGCTAACACTATCATGGGAGATAGAGGCATGGGAGCCTCCACCATGGCTGGAAGTGCCATTACACAAGCTGCTATGGAAAGTGCTATTCAGATTGCTGCTCAAGACGCTGCGACATTCTCAGCTTTTGAGATGAAGAACTTGGATAACAGACAACAAGCTCGTCTAATCAATGCTCAAAGTTTTCTCCAGATGGATTTGGCCAATCTTGAAAATGAACAGCGCACTACGTTGTTTAAAAGTCAAGGGATGATCCAATCTATCCTTAGTGATACAGCAGCAGAAAATGCTTCTAAGCAGTTTAATGCTTCTAGCCAACAGCAAAACGATCAGTTCTTTGCTAACATGAAGACGCAGGTTAGTCAGTTTAATGCTGGTCAACAAAACGCTATGAGACAATTTAACACTGATCAGGTTAATAGTGTTAAAACTTTTAACGCTCAGATGTTAGCTCAAAGAGATCAGTTTAACGCCTCTAATAGATTGATCATTGCCCAATCAAATGCTCAGTGGAGACGCTCTGTAACTACAGCTAATAATGCTACAGTTAATGAAGCTAACAGGATAGAAGCTCAGGCGGCTGTTGGGATGAGCATGGCTGCATACGAGAACATGCAACAAAGAGAAAGAGATTTTTATTCTTTTGCTTTTACAGCAGGTGAGAACGCACAACAAAGGGCAGCTAATCTTTTGGAAGCGCAAATGGGGGATAGGAACGACCGAAGGAGTGCTATGTACGGAGCCTTAGGTAGTTTGGCTGGTACAATTATACAAAACGTAGCAAGCAAGTGGTTTGATTAGGGGGCTTAAGTGGATTACAAAAAAGCACTAGATAAGCTCAGACAAGAGGTGTTTACAGAGTCTCCTGTCACACAACAGGTTAGGCAATCATCTCTCATCCCGATGAGGACAAAACAATCTGCCCCCACAGAGGATATTCTAGCAACGTCTAAAGAATGGTTGCGTTCTATCAGAGCTTCGTCTGAACAACTGAGCAAGAAAAAAGAACGCCCTACTGGCGGCTTTGCTCAGGGGTTAGCAGACTCAATTAGTAAGCCTGTTACAGAACAACGAGAGGGCAATCAGCCTCCTGAGCAACCTCGACAAGAGGGCCCTAGTTTTGAACGTCAAGGTAGGAGCCCTTCTCCTGAGGCTCAGTCTTTCCTTTCCATCATGGATAAGCACGAAGGAGGCGGTGACTACGACACCCTATTTGGTCATTCTCAAAGAGAAGGCCGCACTTTTAATGGTGTGAGAGTTAGTGAAATGACTATTGGCCAGATCAAACAATTCTCTAACCCCTCGGGGGAATATGGCCAATGGGTAAAGGGGGAATTGGGTAGAATGGGTCTTAGAGCCAGAGTTGCCACCCCAATGGGTCGTTATCAATTTGTAGGGTCTACATTGTCAAATGTTGCTAAAAGCATGGGGTTGTCAGACGACACTGTATTCACCCCCGAGGTTCAAGACCAAATGTTTGAATACTACTTAAGACAAAATATCAACGAAGCAGATACAATCGAAGGAAAGGTTGCTGCTGTCAGGGGCGCTTGGGAAGGTTTTAAAAACGTTCCTACTGAAACCTTAGCCAACCTTATCCAACAATATGAGAGGTCTTAATGAATTTCATGGCCCCAATCCCAGGTCAATCTCTAACGGTAGAACCCGGGAGTGTTCCTTGGGAACAGCCCCCTCAATACGCCTCTGTTGAGGAGGCTCTTGGGTTTTATCTTGAAATGTTTGACGATGAGGATGTCATTGATGATCTAATGTTTATGCCTCAAGCTGATTTGACATTAGAAGCTATTGTTGATTTTATCACTTCTGCAAGTGTAATGAATGGTAAGCACACTCTAGATGTTAAAGTTTTAATTGCTCCTGTTATTCATGACTACCTAAAAACACTATTTGATTCTGCTGGTGTTGAATACACTGAATTTGAAGGGCCTACTAAAGAAGAGGCAAAGAAAACAAAAGAAAAAGATCGTGTTAAATTTCTTGTTGCTAAGTCTCTTATGGGGGCATCTGATCCTTCTCAAGAAAATGTTGCCGAGGTAAAAGAAAAAATGTCTGAGGGGAAACAAGAAAGTGTTCAGGAGTCTCTCCCCCCTCCTTCTTCTAATGGGCTAGTTCCAAGACGAGGTGTATAATGGCTTGGGAATCTTTTGTAGAGGGTTTTGCTAATAGTCTTAATGAAGGCACTAAAAGACGTGGTCAAATTGCAGATGAATACTTTGCAAAACAATACGAATATGCTACTACTCAAGGATTGGAAAGTCGTAGACGTGTGCAAGAGTCTGTTGCTAATAATGTCAGGGTGGCAAGACAACTTGAGCAGATGGGGGTTCCTAAAAATGTCATTATGGCCCAAGCTAACGCCAACCCAGATGGTTTGGTAGATTTTTATAACACAGCCCTTGAACTACAAACTAATGCAACTACCCCCATCACTTCTGATGCTTGGAACGAAATGTATAAAATTGGAGGCTCCTTTCAAGCCCCTGATGAAGATTTTGCTACATTCTTTAAAAAGATGTATGGCCCTGCTCTTGAAGCGGCTAACACTGACCCAGAAGGTTTTAAAAGAGACCCGGGTGGTAGTGTTTGGGCTAGGATGTTCATGTTCAATCCTATTGCTCAAGCACAGGCTCAGTTGGAAGAGACAGAGGTGGCAGATGGTATGAGTGCTGCTGACCTTGTTCGTTATGGGGATCAAGGGCCTCGTCAAGTAGGTGGGGAAGCTATTGTCACCCCTAATGTTGATGTGATGAGAGATCTTACAGGGGTAGATGAGGTTCTTTCCCCATCTGTTAGACAAAGTATCGGAGAGGATGTAAAAGCTCGGGTTATTAGCAATATTGACCTTCTTAATGGTGAGTTTACAGAGGAATCTTTTGCTGCTTTAGAGGAGAGGTTGTTAAAAGACCTTGGGGACATCTATGTCGGTCAAGGAGAGATGGATTTTGTTCAAACTATTCTTAAGCAAGAACTTGACAACCTTAGGAGGGCAAAAGGTCTTACGGTAGCAGATTCTACAGATGATGAAATTACCGAAGAGGTATTACCTCCGCCCCCGGGTGAAGAACCACCTCCTACAGAAACACTTACACCCCCACCTTTTTATGATAGGGGATCGGCAGAAAGAAGTATTGAAGAGGGTGAGGCAAACATGAATGAACCCATCATGCCTGATAGTGAACCTGGGATGTCTGTAATCAACTTCTTGCATCCTGTAGAAGGCACGCCTATTCAACTACATTGGGTTAGAAACAACCCAGACGGCACTTCTACTTACATTGATGTAGATACTGGTGAAGAGGTCACAGACCAGCCTTCTAAGTTTAGAGAGATTTCACGAAGGAGTAAGTAATGAACTTATTTGAGCGATATGGGTTAAAGGAAGAAAGTTCTGAGGAGACTATCCCTACAGAAAGTCCTATTGCTCAAGTTCCTGTTCAACAGGAAGTCCCAACACGGCCTTCTGTTGTTTCTGATACAACATCCCCTTTGTTTTCAAAATACGGGATTACTGAAGAAAGTAACATCAGTACAAAAAAACCTACAATCACACAACAAGATGTTCTAGCTGACCCTGCCAGAATGCAAGCTATCAGAAATATGATGGTGGCATCTAAAGATGTGTATTATGAGACAGCCCCTGATGAAGAGGTGTATGACGATTTCATGACACACATGCGTTGGTTTAACACTAACGAACTATCTACAGCTTCTACAGCCTTGGCTGTTGCAAATGCCGATGATGAAACTAAAGAAAAATACGCCAATGCTTTTCGTGTTTATGATGAGATTGGAGGTCTTTATTCAGGCGGTGGCAACAGTGTCATGGAAAAAATTAGTGGCACAACAGATTATGTTGCCGCTGCAATTTTTGCCCCTTCTACATTACTCGGGGGTATTGTAGGAAAATTTGCAGGGAGGGGGGCTACAGTTGCAGCTCAAAAAGCTGTAATTGAAGCTGTAGGAACAGAAGTGGTAAGACGTACAGGCTCTGCTGCGGCAGGTCAAACAGTTAGACGGCAAGTGGTAAACGCAGGCATTAGGGGGAAAGCCTCTGTAGAGTTTGCGGGAGCTCTTGCTGTTGAAGCCCCTGCTGCGGGTCTACAAGATCACCTCTATCAGAACACTATGTTAGAAGTGGGTGTGCAAGAAGAAAGAGATATTGTTCAAACAGCACTTAGCACTCTATTGGGTGGTGTTGGTGCTTCTATTATTCCAGCCACTAACTTAGGCCGGGCTACGAATATTACAGGACTTAATAACACTGCTGGTGCTATCAGTGAAGGTAGGGCGATTAGAAGAGGAAAATCTTCTGACTTAGTCATTCAAGAAGTTAGGGAGTCTGTTCGCGCTGTAAACTCTGATTGGATGAAACTTGTCCAAGAGGGCAGAGATATAAATGCTGATGTAAAGGTTCGAGGGGCTGTTGTAGATTGGTTTACTAATGTAGATGATCCTAACAGTTTTTTTAGAATGCTTCTTAAATCTGGTGCCGAACTTGATTTAGAAGGAGAAGGTTTAGCAAAATCCATGACAGATTTTGCTGAGGGGTTATCAGATGCCCAGAGAAAATCTTTAGATGAGGCTTTTGAGCCCATGGGTGTTACTTTCCATCAAGTGTCAAGGATCTTTGCTAACTGGGCGGCGGAAGACTTTGGTGGAAGGGGTAATCAACTTTCAAGAGCATCAAAACTTTACAGAGAGTTTCAAAACATCTCTGTGGCTAATAGGATCTCTTCAGAAGAGATCCTAAAAACAACACAAGACGCACAAATTGATAAAAATGTAAAAGGAACTAGAGGGCTGGCTTATGTTCAGTCTGTATGGAAGAGGTTTCTCATCTCTCACCCGGGCACATCTATTCTTAACGTAGCAGGGTGGGGCATTAACATGACAGCCAGAACTATGGCTGAGATGATGCAATCTGTTTCAATGTATGGGATTGGTGCTGTTCAAAAATTGTATGATGGAGAGGCTTCTAAGGTGACACTTGGGGCTGCAAGAGCCAGTGCTAATAATATGTTGTTTGCAGCAAAAACTCTCATGGACCCTTGGACTTCTGTAGATTCTTTTTTTGCTTATGCAGAAGCTGCTCCTAAAAAATACAGAGAGGCTCTTGAGCAACAATTCTTTCAAGGAGTGAGCAATAGAGGGGCCGCAGCTTATGGACTTAATCCTGATAGTCTAGCTATTAGGGGTACTGAGCGAATGATGGAATTTGCTCAAAACATCTCTTTTGTTACCATGCAAGACACTGTTACAAAATCTATGTCAGGTCTTAAAGAGTTGGATAAACAGGCAAGACTACGACTTGGCATGGGGCTTGCTGAATTAAACCAAAGGAGAATGACTCACCTCCTTGATGATGAAGCTTGGGACCATACGATCAGAGCTTTACAAGAAGATACCTTTTCTAAAAGCTGGGTTGGTGAAAAAGGGTATATGGCAGAACTCGCTCGTATCTCTCAACAAGTGTCAGAAATTCCTGGTTTAGGTGTGATTTATCCCTTCGGTCAGTTTGTAAATTCTGTATTTTCATTTACTTGGAGACACAGTCCTCTTGGGATGATTAACGTCGCCTCTGCTATTGCTAAAAAGAAAGGGGTTGACTACGACATTGGGTTGGCAGCTTCTCGTTCTATCGTAGGGACCGCAGCCCTTGCTTGGGCAACTTCAAGAGAGGCTCAAAAAGAACAAGATGGCTTACAGTGGTATGAAGAAAGAAACGACAGGGGGGATGTTTATCGTGTAGATAATTTGTTTCCTATTGGGTTGTATAACCTAGGTGGTCGTATTGCTCATAGAATGATGCAAGGCGATGGTATGGAAAGGGATCTGGTTGCCAGAGATTTGGCACGTCAACTCTCTGTTCCTGCTGCTCTACAAGATGTTGCTGGTATTTCTGCTGTTTCAGAGATTATCAACTACATTACAGATGGAGAGACTTCTGATGATGACAGGAACGGTTTCTTTGACATTCTAGGGATGGCTATGGAGGGTGTACCGGGGGTTCTTTCAGGCTTCACCCGTCCTCTTGATCCATTGAATGATGTTGTAGGAGCTGTTGCTGACTATAGAGGAATGATTGATCAAGTTGCTGTTGATCGTCGCATCTACGAAGACAGCACTGAGAAAGCTGTGTTAGAGTTGTCACGTTACACAGATTCTTTGTTCTCCATTATGCTAGGAGAAGAAGGAGAAAGTGGTGCAAGAACATTCGGAACTCCTAAAAACTCTGCTACAGAAGAGGGACTTTTAAGAAACCCTAGCCCTGTTGCAGCAACACTTGGTAGACAATTTTCAACCCCACGGACATATATTGATCGTCTTCTTGCTAAAGTGAACAAGGCTCCTTTTAGAGCAGATTCATATACTTCAAATCCTCAATATGACAGTTTTGTCAATAACTACGTCTTTCCCATTCTAGAAGCTAATGCTGAAACCCTCCTCAACTCGGACAGGTTTGAAAACGCTAGTATGAGAATGCGTCTTGAAATGGTAAACTCTCTCTTAACTGACGCAAAAAAACGTGTTAAAGATGCTATTGAAGGAAATCCTGCTAGGTATTCAAACGAATACTTAGAAAATGAACGTAGAAAATTTATGTCTAGGGACAGACAGATAAGAATTCAAGCTAAAGAAGATTTGCAGATTAGTACACCAGATGATGAAATGACGTTGTATCAAATTCAGATTGTCATTGAGAGAATGAAGTTTCTAGAACAAGGACTGTAAAACAAAAAGGGCGCCCTCGAAAGAGGAGCGCCCTTAATTTTTATCTATAGCCCTTCATCATGAAAAGCGATAATCCAGTTTTTACATGCTTCGCTTCTTACAATGTCATCAATATCAAATTCGATAACAGGAATGTCCATGTTATATTTTTTGATTAGATGAATAATTTTAGCCAGTCCTGACTGAACATTAATGTCAGATTGTTTTACATCACCATTAACAACCACCTTAGTATTTCTACCAATTCGTGTCAAAAACATTTTGATTTCCGCAACACTAGTATTTTGCGCTTCATCAAGGATTACAAACGAATTGTCAAACGATCTGCCTCTCATAGTAGAAAGGGGAGCTAGTTCAATATTATTGTTTTTAATTCCGGTTTCTAACACACCGTCTCCTAAATGTTCTTTAAGAACATCAAGAACAGGGGCAGCCCAAGGAGCAAACTTTTCATTAAGGGTTCCGGGGATGTAGCCCAAGTCTTTACCTACAGAAATGTTTGGTCTTGTAAGGATGATGCGATCAATCTTTTTAGTTAGGTAAAGGTTTGCAGCATAGGTAGCTGCAATGTAAGTCTTACCTGTTCCAGAGAAACCACACACAACGGTTTGATCGTGATTTTTAAGAGCTTTAATGTACAGATCTTGTTTAGAATTTAAAGCTACTAGAGGTACAAGTTTCGATGCAGACTCAATTGTTGCGTTTTTGTACGTAGTTTTTCTCACTGAATTCCTTTATTATTCGCAGGTTCTTAGTCCTGTGCTTGGATCATAGTAACAAGCGCCACCTTCTTCGATGAAGTCATCTTGTGGCTCCACTGTTTTTTCTGCTACATCTTCTACAGCAGAGGCGTTGAGAATGCCATAGCGTTTACCTGATACACGGAAGGTTGTGCATCCCGAAGACCCGCCTTCCCAAGCTTTCATATAAACCTCTTTAAACTCTTCCCACGTAACATCGTCACCAACGTTACAAGTTTTAGAGCAAGCACTGTCAACAAACTGACTAGCCAGGTTTAACACTTTAAGATGGTCAAATACAGAAAGTTCGTTTGCTGTTTTTCCTTTGACACCAAAAACTCTGTAGCCATAATCTTGTACAATTTCTTTTACAGGGCCATCAAAAGTTTGGATAGTACGCTCATACTGGTGAGAAAAGACAGGTTCAATACCAGAGCTCACATTATCAGCAGATAGACTGATTGTGCCTGTAGGAGCTACTGACAACAGATGGCTGTTACGAATGCCAAACTCTCTAATCTCTTCTTGGATGTAGTTGGGCAATCTTTTAGTAAAACCAGACTCTAGATATTTATCTTTATCAAAGAGGGGGAAACTCCCTTTTTCTCTAGCCAAGAAACTTGAAGCGCGATAAGCACACTCCATGATGAGGCTCATTAAGTATTTTTGATAGGAAAGAAAACTATCTGATCCGTACTCAAACCCCATCGCTTCGAGAGCATTAGCCAGTCCTGTAATACCCAAGCCCATTCTACGTTTATTTTGAGCTTCAATCTTCTGAGATTCGAGAGGGTAGACAGTTCTGTCAATTACATTATCCATTGCTCTGACAACAACGTAAATATCTTTAATCAACTGTGTTGTGTCAAAAGTGTAATCACCATCAACCAGTTTAAGATATTTTACAAGGTTCCAAGAACCAAGCAAACAAGCCCCATTAGGGGGAAGGGGCTGTTCGCCGCAAGGGTTGGTCGCTGCAATAGTTTCAATATACCATAGGTTGTTCTTCTTATTGATGGTGTCAAGAAACAAGACACCAGGCTCTGCCCAATCCCATGTGGAACGTAGAATACTATCCCACAACTTACGAGCATTCACTGTCTTATAGACACGCCCTTTAAAAACAAGATCAAAAGAGGTGTTGTTTTTAACAGCTTCCATAAACTTATCAGTTACACCAACAGAAATGTTAAACTGAGTGAGGTTGGTTGTGTTATTCTTGGCTTTAATAAACTCTTCAATGTCTGGGTGATCAACACGAAGAACAGCCATCTGTGCCCCACGTCGATGGCCAGCAGATGCAATAGTTTTACAAATGCTGTCAAAAATTCCCATAAAGGATACAGGGCCGCTACTTTTTGAATTTAAGGATTTAATGTGATCACCACGAGGACGTAAAGTGGAAAAGTCATAACCAACCCCTCCTCCTAAACGCATAGTTTCAGCAGCCTCTTTAGCAATCTCCATGATGCCATCCATACTATCTGGAATAGTATTCATCACAAAACAGTTAAATGCTGTTACAGCCTTGGGGCTCCCCATTGCTGCTTGCACTCGTCCAGCAGGCAAGAACCGTTGATGCAAGAGAATATCTTTTAGTTTTTCATAATGCTCTTTGTTATCAGAAAGAGAGTCAGCAACTCTAATCATTGCCTCTCTAAATGTTTCTCCCTCCCCTCTATATTTCATAGCATGAATTTCTTCACTAATAGCGAGAGTAGGTCCGTAAGTTTGGTCTGTCATAATCCCCCTTGTTAATAACCAGGTTTCATTCCTGTTCGTCCAGTAATATCTAATCTTCCGTCTGAAGCAATAAACCTTACAAAATCTTCGGCCTCATCTTTGGTTTCAAAACGTTTTGCTTTTAAGATGTTGTAGGTGTAGACTACCCAATCTCTTTGATAGGGGTCGATTCCCTTAATAAAAGACCAGAAAAACCGCCCTTTTTCAGCGATTACAAAAACATCAAGTTTGGGCATGTATCGAATTTGCAATTTACCCATCAACTAAGTCTTCCAAATCAACAGGACGATAATTTGGTCCCTTAACCACTTTACCATCCTCTCTGTAAATAGGATTACCATCGTCATCTAATTTACTCATATTGCTTTTATGAACCCTGTTGAAGGCTTGTTCCAAAGGCAAACCTAGACGAACTGCAAATCCAGAAACAACATACTGAAGATCGGCAAGTTCTTTAAGAAGACGCCCTTTAGTTTTTACAGAGATTCTCTCGTGCATATTAATCTCTGCTAAAGCAGATGCCACTTCATCTCTGAATTCTGCATACTCTTCTGCAATAAGTTTAAAACCCAGTTCGACAGTTTTAGTCTTAATAGGGTCTTCATTAATGGGCTGTTTCATAGCAAAATGAAACTCAGCCACTGAATTCTCTCTACTCATCGGTCTCATCATTCACCATTAAAAATCATAGCATCAATCCTCGCTTCAATCATTCTTTTAAGAACATAAAGATTTACAACAAGATCCTCTGGATCTTTAAACTTTGTAACAAGGCTAGTCTCTCCCGATTCAAATTCAACAATTCCTGCAAAAGTTGTGGTATTGTCTTTTAAATCTTCAACAAAAGATTCCCATTGCTCCTCTGAATCATCATCGTCTTTGTTAATACTAACAACGTTTGTCAAACTTCTCTCCTGTGAAAAGCAGTGTCTTGTCCACCAAAAGAATAGGGTTGGAACAAGTACCATGCGTAATTTTCTCTTCCTGTAGTTTTGCTACCTTCAATCCACTTAACCCTGCCAATAGAATAGATATTAGAGCATTGTCTCATAAAAGGACTAAATCTTTTATTGTGCATATAGTCAGCGGGCAGCAAAAGTAGTGTAGTTTTAAGAGTTAAGAAATGATGCAGCATTGGACACAAAACAGACCAAGTGAATGGAGGATTGGTCACAATCATATCACATTCTAAATAGTCTTCAAGAAGCATGGCGTCAAATTTAAACACTTTTTCATCTTGAGGTTCAATATCAAATGCCATTTCACAATGCCAACCCATAATATTTTCTAAATGGTTGACTAAAGCACCATTTCCTGCGCAAGGTTCAATGAATGTCATCCCCGGGCTAAACTGAAGAATTAAAGGGGTGACAGCTTCTTGAGGGGTTGGATAAAAATCCCTAGGTTGTTTTTCGTAAGTTCCTCTTTTAGACAACTTTCACCTCTTCTATATTTCGCTCATTTTCTTTGCTTTTTAAAAAAGACAAAATTAGGGTTTCTAATGTTACAGAAACCTCTTTGTCTCTATGATTAAATTTTAACAAACAATCTTCTTCAAAAGGAAGGTAGAAGACATTTATTTCAGGGATTCTAAGGGTGTGAAGAATAGTTACAAGTACCCTCATTTAATTTGCCTGATTACATAGTAGACAAGAGCTATGTAAATTGTAACAATAGACCAAACTATAAATCCTTCAAACATTTATTTACCCATCATTTTCATCACAACAGGAAAAGCAGGAAGCAAAACTTTCTTAATCTCTCTAGCCATTAAAACATGCTCCCATTGTGTAACGCCCGGGTCATCTCTCACTTCTAGATAGTGAATCCAAGAGCGGAGAGTACCATTTACATAAAGAGTAGACATAGTCAACCCTTCTGGGAGAATTACACGGGCACATTCTTTAGCAACACCTGCTGCCCTAAGCTTTTTGTAGCAGTTTGAGATATTTTCCCTGGTGTCTTTAGCAATGAGATTGAACAATTCCATAACACCACCGGACAAAGTGTCTGTGCTGTTTTGTCTATTTTTGGTATCTTGCTCTCTGGCTTCCCTTTCAGTAAATTCAATTTCATCTGAATAACGTTGTGAGAATTCTTGAAACGAGAAACTGCGATGACGCAATAGTTGACGTGTAATATCTCTAGGGGCTTTTACTTCTACTACAGCATTTACCATTTCAAAAATGGACCAGTGCTTATTACGGATGCAGTATGACAGGAGTCTTTCTGTATCAGGATTAAGTTGATTAGAAGGGTTGCTTACACGAGCACAGAAAGCCACCAGCCCTTCCGGGCTGGCAGCAGGGATGTCAATAACAGGCTGGGTGAGCCCAACTAGTTTAGCACTAACTTGCATTTAAAACTTTCTCAATTTCATCTTTTAAACGTACAAGGGTTTGACGAAATTCTTCTTCGGCACTTTTAATTCTAGGGGCAGCCCCGTTAATTTCTTTAAGAACGAGAAATAAAGGTTTGTATTTACGTTTCATCAAGCATAAACCACACTACTACAATTCCTAAAATAACGAGAATTAGAAAAACTGAATCCATTAATTAACCTGATTTGTGAGAATTTTTTCATTTTTCTTAGCGACACTATACCTACCTCTACCCCAACTACCACAGTTGTTACACTGATAACGATGATAAACACCAGAATTGGTTCTGGCATAACCACGCCATTGAATGTCATGTGAGCCACATTTAGGGCAACTAACTTCAGTAGTTTCACTAGCATAAATAGTAAGATTGGGGTGCTTTGTGTCCCAAGGTCGGAGACGATAATAAAGTTCTTCAAGAGCAAGAACATCAACAATGTTATACTCTTTCATCTCTGCCCATGCTGCATCATTGCCACGAAGGCATTCTAGCCACAGTTCAAAGCCGGGAAACTTCTTATGCCCTCCTTTTTTTGTGGTTAGATTAAGAACATTAGAAAGGTATTCAAGAGAATTGGACGGGAATCTAAATTCTCTCTTAGCAATTTTATAGGTGTCAATAACTTTTACAGGAGAAGGGGGTTTGATACCATGAACCAAAGCTCTCGCTCTAATTTCTTTCATATCAAATTCTTCACCATTATGTGCAATTACAATATCAGCTTGATCAATAAAATAGCATAGTTTCTGAATGATGTCTTTGTCGTTTTCTTTACGATTTTCTTCGTAATGAATAACACCATCATCTAACCACTTAGCACAGAAAGACATGATGTGACCATGTTCCTTCACTTGCTTAGGGGAAATGTTTTCTTTAAAGAATTTCCAAACTAGCGCCACCTTAGGCGCCACCTCAATATCTAGAAATAAAATTTTACTTGCCATAAAGTCTCCAGCCTTTGTGATGCGGCCTTTGCTTAAGAATAACTTTGCTTATGTTAGCTTGTGTTAAACTATTTAATCTACAAAACTCGCTTAATCCTGTGAACGTATAAATCTTTCCTTCTGGACTTATTAAAGTGTAAGTACCTCTCCCTGCCCTTCCTGCATTGTCTTCTCGGCTAAGCCATCTAAGATTAGACAGGTCATTGTTTAATTTATTATTGTCAATGTGGTCTACAGTTTCAAGATTTAAAGGGTTTGGTATAAATGATTGTGCTAGTAACCTGTGCAACAGAGTTGCTTTATTATCAATTTTAATTGTCAAATACCCAAACATGTTAGGCCAGGGTTTTAAAAATTTTTGTCTTTTCTTAGAAAAGACTTTTCCATTTGAGTACACTACATAGTTTTCAATGTCTAGGATGAGAATTCTAGAATGTGGGTGCAATATCAACCTCTCTTTTCCAAGGACTCTTTTTGTAAGAGTAATACCCCATACTTAACCAGACAAGATGGTTTAAATACATTGAAATGTCTTCTTTTGGCATGACATTAGGAGAACGTTTATTAATATATTTTGCGTAGAACCAGTCAGGGATGCTCATCCAAGCAGCTTTAAAATCTAAGTATTGCTCTCTTAAAGAAATTTGGATTTTAGTGTTTAAGAATGATTTCTCTAAAATACGAACAGTTGTGCAATCTTGATAGTCTTTATCTTCTAAGATTCTCCAACCTTCTGCAACAAGTTTTTTTAGTAGAGGTTTAGAATACTCTACAGCTACATCCCAGTCAGAACTTTGTAGGTGAATTTTTTCTAAATTTTCACCCCATTTACTACGACTCCCATAGACAAAATAATCATGCCCCTCTAGAGATTTTCTAATAATTTCTGTCACCCTTGTGTCAGGCAAATACATTTCAAAAGAGATGTCATCTAAATTGTCGATCATTTAAAATCCCTTCTAATGTTGATCGAAGTTCTTCCTTGCCAGCATATTTCATAAGGAGTCTGCACCCTGAATAGATGATTTTACGAGCATCGTATGTCTTATCAACTCCGACCTTAATCCCCCATCTCCAACAGGCTTTAAGAATGTTAGCTAGGTGAAATGAATCACCTAGCCAATGCTTGTCTGATTTGTATTCAATCAGGTCATTAAGGGTTTCAGAGAAAAGAGGAAGGTCGTAATAAGATTGCGGGCCCCCATCAGGGACGTTAGGTGACAACGTCTTCTGAGGCTCTGTAGAACGGAAAGTCGACTCCTTTAGTAACTGCGTCTCTGACATATTTTACACCTTTACGTTTTACTAAGGAAACAATACGAGCCATGTTGGTTCTGTCTTCCATAGAGAATTGATCTGCATATTCCTGAGCAGCAGCAGGGCCCTGGTCTTCATACGTGTTATAGAACATTACAGCACGATTATAAGCTTGGAGGGGTTTGTGAGCGATGTCGTCAAAACGATCAACTTTGTTCATTAGCACCTTTCATTAAGCGTTCTTGTTTAGTCTTTTCATTATGGCATGAAGAACACAGAACTTGCAAATTCTCTTCTTCACAGTATAACCTGTTTACAAAATCATCCCATCCACTAAACCCTGTAACAGGGTCTACAACAGGGATACGATGATCTACAAAGACATTCTTTTTTCTTTTCCCATCAACAATAATACTGTTAGTCACTGTTTCTTTACAACCATTGCAAAGATAGTATCCACGAGATACACGGGCTTTTTTTAATGTCTCTGATATTGGCTTCCAAAATCTAGAAGCCCTCCTTAAATGCCCTTTGACAAAAGCTACAAATTGGGCTTCGGTCATTGTATTAGAAGATCTAGTCTTCTCTTTTGTCAAAACAAGTCTTTACGAACCGAAGGAGAAACATAAAAAGGGCTTTGTGTAACCACTGTGTACATTTTCTTTTCTTTTAATGCAAAGAGGATTTCTGCAAGAGACTCAATAGAATGAGTTTCTTTGTTCCAACTATTTAAAAGCATGGTTAAGTCTTGTAAGTCTAAGTTTTTTAAGTTCATAACACTCTTTCCATTTTATCAAAATCAAAATCAACCCAATCTAGTTCTCCTAGACATTGGAAGGTAGTTCCGTTAATCTTTTGCGTTTTGGTTTTATGCCAATGACCAAAGAACCAATATTTAGGCTGATGAAGACGAAAGATTTTTTCTAAACGATAACCAGTTCGTGTAATCACCGGACCACCAAATTCAGGGTTGTGTAGCCCCATAGCAATTGGAACAGTGTGTGGGGCATCATGAGAGATGATTACTTGAGGTTTATTTTTATAAACAATTTCCTCAATTTCGTCAAACTCATTTTGAGATAATTCTTCGTTAAACCACCAAGTTTCCTTTTCCCTGCGATGAAAATAGTCAATGGACCAAGCTCCGCTAATGTAAACAAGAGATTGACTTTCAATATAACCTTTTCTACCTAAAAAGTTTGGAAAATCATCTTGACAAATCCTAGGGGCATCGTGATTTCCATGAATAAATTTATGAGAGGGTTTTTCATCAAATTCATACATAAGCGTGTGATCTTTTTCGGCATCAAATCCTACACCCATATCTCCTAATTGGATTGAGGAATCTGAGTGTTCAATTAGATTTAGATATTGCCTGTACAACCCATGAACATCACCAATAATTCTAGTGATCATTTCCGGTCCCTTTTTCTGACACGTAATTTTGCCAGAAATCTTTGATGTGTTGTGGCACTTCATCATAAGTAGAAATAATCTCTACAAACCTTTTAAGAGAAATCCTACGCTGCTCTTTAAGGGCATGAATCTCTCCATAACGTTCTTTAATATATTCAGTGGCAATTTTATTGCTCATCGTTTTTAGGCACCTTCCATTTTACATAACCGTTGTCATCTTTTTCTCTAATCATCCACATTAAATCTGCTTGTTCTCTAAAAACATCTTGCCAATTGTCTTGATAAAAATTAACATACAACTCAGCTACAGATTCATAACATTCTCTAGATGATTCGCAATCTTTTAACCTAGTGTAGGCGAAAGCAGCGCCACGTCCTTTTAAACCTCCTACATTATCTACAGAGTCTCCCATGATCATTTGGGCATAGAAAAATTTATCTCCTGTTCCAAATAACTTTTTAGGAGATTTAAGATCTAGAGTGCCTAAGGGTTCTACAAATATAGGGCCAATTGAGGCTTGTTTTCCACATTCCCACGAATAGTGCCATCCTGGGCATTGTCTCACATCTTTATCTCTAGAACAAATTATAGTCTCTTTAAAAGGTTTTACATAAGGTGGCTCAAAGTTTAACCTAGCAAATTCTTTAAAATAAGTTTTTGCTGCTGTATCGTAAGCAAGGGCAGCTTCTTCGATGTTGAGGAAGTTACCTAAAAATAAAAGTTTATTATCAACCCTTATAGAAGATTCCCATTTATTTTTTCCAGAGTGCCAAGATACGCCTTTATAACCAGATTTAGAATTTTTTTGTCCTGCGCTATTATGCCTATTTTGTTGTTCTGTGCAGATGCGAAGGTTGTATTTTCTGTTATCTAATTTATCACCATTAATATGATCGACTACATAACCTTGTGGATCTCCTAAAATAAGACGATGAAGAGCAGTAACCTTACGAGTTTCGTTTCTTCCTGTATCATTGACTAAATATCCATTTGACAATGACCAATTTATAGAAGAATATTTTAGCCAGTCTTCATAGTCTATGAGAAAGTGTCCCCCACTAAAAGGAACTTTTACACCATATTCTTTAGCTGTGTCAATTTGATACACACAAAGAGCATCGTCTGCTTCAATACCCTCTTCATTTACTACAACATTGTAATTAGTCATTGCATGGGTGATAAGGTTTTTGAAGTGGAAGGGTTTGGTGGTTTTTCTATTTCCTTTGTAATCTTTTTGTTTTGCTGCTTCAAACCTAAAATTGTCTACAAAGGGAACAGGGGGTTTTTCTTCCCGCTGTCTGTTTTTATTCAGAACAGAATTAATGTATTTGGTGTTTGTCATGAAAAGGAGGGGGGCTTGTGTCCCCCCTACCTCATCACAAATTTGAGCAATACGATTATCAAATAACTCTTTACAAAAATCCCATTCTGATACGTCTAATTGTCCATCCACGGTTTTTTCTGACGAAAAACCAATCTCGTAAAGAAGGACATCAACAGTCTACCAATGGCGTCATCGTCATTGTTCACCTCCATTTCTTTCGTACCCGGTTAGCCAAGACCAATTATATCCACGTTGAATACGAAAAATGGCGTGGTTGGTCACTTTAAAACCTTTTACAGGTCTCCATTCTTCATCAGTATCAATGAGAGGGGTCAAATGTTTTTGCTCCAAAAACTACCATTCTTTTTCATCGTCTTTTAACACCTCTTCTTTTGTTTCTCCAAGGGCCATTTGCAGAGCACTACCCGGATAGTCTACAGCCTTCTTAATTTTGTTCTGTAGCCATTCAGGGAATGTGTTAAACACTTCTACATTAGGTTGGTAGAAGTCAAAAGTGATGGCAGGGTTTTTAAGCTCTACAGCCTTCTGTGCATCTTTAGGACGCATGGCTGTAACATCACTAACACGATCATAAATACGATCAACATCAGGACGTTTATCAGGACTATTGATCACAGTGACTACACAGGGTGCGCCTAGTAGTTGCGACCAATCTCCTTTGTGTTTGCCCTCAGCATCAAGGGCATAGTAACGTGCTGTAGATTTAGCCTTGTCTGCTTTTAGTGACAGGAAGGTGAAATTTTCACTGATCCAACGTGGTTTGGTCTCATCAGGTTCACCATCTTCACCGGGCATGAACTCATCAAGAAGTTCGTAGGTGAGGTCAACCTCTAGAGCAGGAGGCTTCTCTTGCCCCTTGTAGGGGCGCTGTGGCTGTGTTCCTAGGAGGACAATACGAACCAGACGGGCTGGATAGGCTCCCGGAGGAATGTTGGGAGCAGGGGGTCGGTTGGAGGCAGGGCTTGGGAGTTTTGATGCGTTTAATCCGAGCATATGTTTCCTTAATTATTCATTTCATTGTTGTAAGCTTCTAAAGCTTCTTGTTCTGTGTTAAATCTTCCTATAAAAATATGTTTTTTATTTCTTTTAATTTGAGCCAGCCACTTATTTCTCCTCTTGTCCCAAGAAACTCCTTTATGACTTGAAGAATAGAAAACTGGTCTTACAACCTCTGTAACACCTGTAATGTCTTTCCACCTAAAACCGGACCTGATGTTTGAGACTGTTTGAGGAGATATGTTATATTTTTTAGAAATCTCTCTGCCTGTTAGAAGAGGCAAGTCTTTTAACAATTCTAAAAGGTCTTCGTCTTTTAAAATTCTATTACCTTTTCTACTGTTTTCGCCTCTTGACAAGAGTTGGAGATTATTAATCTTATTATTTGTTTTGTCCCCGTCAATATGGTCTACAGTCATTTTAGGAGGAATTGGTCCTTTAAAGAACTCCCAAATAAACCTGTGTAACAAAGTTTGATTGGGTTTTCCGTAACCTTCGGAAAGAGATACACAAAGATAGCCACTTTTTTTAGGAAAACTTTTTAAAATTTTCCCCCTATGTCCTATAACTTTTCCACATAATGTTGCTGAGTAATTACCCATGAATCTCCGAATAACGATGACCTGTGTGAGAATCTATTTTTAGTGTCACATTAAGTTTCAATTTTTTATTGACAGTGTCAATGGCCTGTTCTTGCTTAATTTTTACATCTTCTACCTTATTTTCTGAGACTCTCAAAATAATTTCGTCATGAAAACTGGCGATAAGTTTTAATCCAAGTCTTCTACATTCCCTCACCCATGAATCAAAGCAATAAACACCTGTGCCTTGATTAAGGGTGGAGAATACATCCTTCATGTAACGAAGGGAATACCAGAATTTACTAACTGGATTGAACAGCCACATCTGTCCTTCGACAGTTTTAACCGTGGCTTCTTCGACAATCTTCTTGACAGCCCAATTTCTTTTCCAATAAACATCAAGAAGAAGGGCTGCATCTGAAACAGATGTTTTGAGTTCTCTGGCCAGTTTGGCTTTACCAACACCGTACAAAGCAGAATAATTAACTACTTTGTAAGGCTTTCTAATTTTACCAAAATCTGCTTCACCTTTCTTATGAGCGATCATTTGATCTTTAGTGATCTTCTTATGGATCACTGCAAGATCAAGATGGGGATCATAAAAGGGATCTTCCATGTCCCTCACATAATCTGGGTCATGGAAGTAAATGTAGTGTTTCTTTGTAGTGTCTTCAAGAGACACCATATCAGTTCCTACAAGAACTGTTCCTTCATCTGCCACAAGGCAGCCTCTGATTTCCAAGCCATAAGGCTTGTCTACACCTGGGAGATTTACAATCTCTGTGTGTTTAAATCTTAATGTATTTGTTAGCCCATGAACACGGGCTTTCACATAACCATTGTTTGCGTTAGTTAAGAATCCCTTGAGGATTCCGAGTCTATGCTGAATAACTGACACCCCCTGTAGTTCAAGGATTTCTGGGGTGGTATCAGCCAAAGCCAGAACAGAAGGGCAAATGTCGGGGCTGTTAGGGATTTTGACCTGTGGGATTTTTCTTTCTGATCCATCATCCTCTTTTTCATATTTGAATGTTTGAGGAACCCATCCCAATTTAAACAACCAATTCTTAATTTGAACAGGGCTTGATGGGTTGGGTTCTTCAATAGTGTCTAGAACATATATAGGTGCTGAATGGTCTTTTGTCAAGCCCTGTTCAGATAAATAATTTTGCCATTTAGCACCTTCTACAGATAATGTGCCATCTTTCTTAAAAGGCTTCGCAGGTTTTTCCTTAACTTTATATTTTTCTACATTAGGCATGGCACTCTTAAGACTAGCTAATTTAGGAACAAGTTCGTCTTCTAAGCGTTTATAAGCCTCTTGACACCAATCAACATCTAATTTCCAACCTTGCTCTTCCTGCTCTCTGGCACATTTAGCCTTAAATGTCAGATAGTCGATAATAGGAAGATCTTGTGCATCGTTTGTTTCATAAATACGAGACAACAATGCTACTTGTTTTTTCCACAATTGATTGTTAATTTTAACATCTTCTTCGCATCGAAAAATGTAATCTTCCAAAGGCAGGTCTTGCCAATTAACAATCTTAGGTTTTGGGATGTGGAATGTTTCTCCCCAAGATTCTAAGCCATGAAAAGGTCTCTCAGGATAGAGATACCAAGAAAGGTACAGAGTGTCTATCAAACGTGCTTTTATCTTGACACCTAGTAATCTTTCTAAACTAGGAATGTCGTAGCTAACAATATTATGACCAATGAGGGTGGATTGTTTTGATAACCAATCCTTCATGGAAGCATAATCTGTTAAGGTTTTTGGTCCTGTTTCGTCATAGAAAGAAAGGCAATGTATTTTAGTTGGAAAAAGACCATCGGTCTCAATGTCAAAAACTGCCATGTCATGTAATATCTTTCCTAAATCGTCTTACAATTTGACGAACATTCGATTGCTTAATTTCAAACATCTTAGCAGTTTCTTGGTATGTATACCCCATTACTAATTTTGCAAACAAGATTTTTTTATGAAAAGGTGAGAAATTTGTTTCTTGAATGTTTTCTTGGAGAGAGACCTCTTCATAAGGAGCGTCTGCAAAATCATTATGAACGAAAAAGTTTTCTTTTTTCTTGATTCTAAACCAATCCCAAATCTGAGACATTAGTATAGACAAGAACCAATTTTGCATTGACCCTTTCTTTGAGGAGAAGGATTTTGATCTGATAAGGGCTTTACAAAAAGCATTGTGTAAAACATCTTCATATGAAGGGTCTTTAACATATTTTTTAACAATACTAAGATATTGATTTTTGTTTTGTCTGTATAGATTTTCTAGAGACATTCTTCTTCTTTCTCATAAAACCATTTTACAGGTTTTTTCTTGTAAAGCCACCAATCAAAAATGGTTTTAAAGATTGGATATTTTTGACGCAGCTCATCTTGATGAGGGCCTTCGTAAGGAAAGTCAGAAAAAGCCACTGTAATTTTTATACGATCTTCTTCGTTAGTCGTTATAAGAGAGGAGGCTGTTCCCCAACCAAAAGCTATGTTTAATCTGTCCTGGCTTAATATCTCAAAAGGTGTGGTGTCAAGATAACCGATAGCTTTAATATACTTAGCAAAGAACTCTGTTAAGATTTGTTGATCATTCATAGCATCTCTTCTTCTTTTTCATAATACCGAGGACTAAAATCCTTTCCTCCCCATACAAGAGCAATATCACGCATAAACGAAGGAATGTCTGATACTCTAAAATACACATTAACATAAGGGTTTGTTTTCCAATCTGGATCATCCCTCATGTATTCAAAAATTTTACGATGTTGAGACGTATGTTTACAAATGTGTAATTCAAGAAATGTATCCCAGATAAAAGCTTTATTAATATTTGTTTCTTGAAAAATACGAGAGACACTTCTTGGCATAGAAGGACATTTATCTTTGGCTATTACTAAATCACAATATTTTTGAAAGTAGGGTGTAAGCCTCTCTTTGGCTTTTTCAACATTAGGCTTCATAGTATTTTCCAGTTTTATCGTTATAAAAAATGGGAAAGCTCTCACTAAGTCCAAATTCTCTATCTTCGAGAATAGTCAGCCAACGCATATTTCTCACTTCCTTTTCTAATTCAGTGTCCTTATTACCTTCTAAGCCAAGCATCATGTTGCAACTTCTCATCATAGAACGTGAGCCAGCAAATTGATTAGAAAGAACATCTCCTCCCATCTCATGAGGGCAATTACCAAGCCGATGAAACTTTCCTTGTTTGTACTTATTTAGTCTTTGGTCCGCAGAAATGTTTCCTTCTGGCGCTTTAAGATGACAGAAAATGAAAACGGCAAGATTATGATCTAGTGCCATTCTTGACAAGTCTTGTGAAATTTCTTGAAGCATGGTGTTGGTTGAAGCCGCATCAATACCATTGGTAAGGTTGGTAATAGGGTCGATGAAAACAGCTTTTGCTCCCCAGTTGGCAGCTTCTACAATATCTTTTTTGAGGCTCTCCCAACCAATGTGTTGGTAGAGATTAACCAAGGCAAGATTGTCTTTTAGCACTTCTCCTGCACGGTCGTAGGCTTTTTCATCAAATTCAATTTTAGGGTCGTGGAAGATTTTTTCTACAACCTGACCAGCCAAGAGTTTGTATGTTTTAGAATTAGATTCTTCAGGGGAAGCCATAAAGATTTTAGAACGATTTTGTTCAATAATGTGGGTGGCAATTTGGTTACGTAGTGTAGTCTTGCCCATCTTCACGCCGCTACCAAGATAGTAGGTTTCTCCTAACCTAATACCTCTTGTGGCGTCATTCATGGCAGGAAATGGCCAAGACAACTCCCCAAATTTGGCAGGGGCCCGGGCTTCATAATGAAGGGTGCTACCAAATACAAGGCTTGTATTCTTAGGTTTGGACGCTGAGAAAAAAGCATTGAACAGGGCCTTGCCTTGGCCATTTACTAGGCATTCATTTGCATCTTTAGAAGGAAGCGTAACAGACAGTGCCTTAGGGATGATAGACATGGCATTTTCAACAGCCGTTTGTCCTGCTTTGTCATTATCAAAGCAGAGAATAACTTCTTTGAAAAACTTATTGATTTCTTCTGAGTGTTTTTGTAAAACACCTTTTGCACTGCCTGCTCCATGTGGAAGGGACACTACGGCAGGTTGATACTCCTCTTTCCCGTAAAGTTGGTATACACGTCTAACAGAGGCCATGTCTTCTGGGCCTTCTGTGATAATTAAACGATAAGCCCCTGATCCTTTAGCCTGCACCCAATTGAGCAGGTCTGCCCCTCGGGTATCTCCTACGGAGAAAGGTGCAAACTGTTTGTTTAAACTTTTTACATGATACCCTGTGAGAGTGCCATCTTTTGTTACGGGCCAATAGATGGCAGTGGGTGTAACACCATCTGTCTCTGACATACTTGTTTTGGCCCCAAAAGAATCTAAAACATCAGCTCGAAGCTTTCTCTCAGGAACATCTGTGACAGGATAGGTTTGAACCTCTGCGATTTCAGCCTGAATATCTTCAGAAGTTTTTTCTTTTCTTTTTGGGATGTCAAGTTTTACATCTTCTCCGTAAGGATGTTTTACAAATGTCCCACAAGAAAAACAATAACCAGTGATTGTGTCATCGTCATTAGAAAAAACTTTTAGCCCCTTTTTAGTTCCACAAGAATGTGGTAAGGCATCAATTTGTCTGCCCGTCATATCACTCCTTTAAAAAATATTCTTCATCATCTGTAAAATAATATTTAATCTGAAAACACAAATCAAATCTTTCTTTTGATACGGAAAACAAATGCGTTTCTTTTCCTGTTTTACCTAAAACATAGACATGACATTTATGCATCATTAGAGAGTTTTTCATAACATACTCTCTTTTTACCCCCTCGCTGTAGTCTCTGTAAACAGTATAACTGTAAGGTAGTAAATGAATAGGGCATAATCTTTTTAGTGTGTAGTTCATATAATGCTCTTTTCTCGTTTGTCAAGAGTTTAGGAAGACATTTTTTTGTTTTTTGAAGATGTTTAAGTCTGACTTGGTCCAATCAATCGAATAGATAGCATGTTGAATGTTTCTAATACCGTTGTAAAAAGTTTCGTAAGTGATCTGGTCTTTAATCACAGGATAGAAAAGCCCAAACACTTGTTTACTAAACCCTTCAGGGCCAGTGCCACTAGCCTGAGCAAACAGGTCTGTAGGATTTACGACAGTTTTAGCATACTCCCTGAGGCTAATGAGCATGGCACACCAATTGTAAATTTTATCTTGGTCAGGGGTTGATTCCAAAGCACGGAACTCTACAGAACCATATTTAGAGAGTGACGTAACATTCATGGAAGCATAACGAAGATCATCGTCAACAAAGCCACGAAGGTCTCCCTTGGTCAGAACCTCACGAATTCTGGTAATCAGATATGAAGCGTCTGACATAGACAGACAAAAGTGATTCCCTTTTCTAGAAGGAGCGCAAAAATTAATAAAGCTCTCTTCGTAAATAGCATACAATGTCAGAAACGACACCAGTTGTCTAAGAGTGAGGTTTTGTACATTGATGTGACAGTGGATGCCTGCACGGTGGGAGTAGTCTACTTCACTGTCAAATTCTTTAAAAAGACCTTCCAACTCTTTTAGGGCATCTCGGATATAACTTAGAGAAAGGGGTTTTTTGAATACAAATTCTCTGTTGTCAACCCCTCTCAAAGAATTATCTTTTGTGATTCTCCAATAGGTTGAGCCGGTATTTGTAGGAGGTAGATCAGAACCCTCTACTTCAATCTCCAACCCCACGTCCCCGGGCATAGGAGTTCTTTTAAACGCATCAACTACTAGCATTTGCTACATCCTTGTCTAAATGTTCTTGAAGATAGAAAAAAGGTTCTTTAAGAAAAATTCCTTTCTTGTTCCACTCTCCTACAACATCTGTACGATAGAAAAGATTTCCATCTTTGTCAATCCCAAAATCTTTTGAGAATGCAATAGAAACTTTCTGAGAATTTTTCATAGAATTGTAGCAAGTAGATAGTTTAGGAAAATTTTCTGAAAGGGTTTGAATAAGAGAGTGGGGGAAAGAGAACCGACCTAGAGGGTCTTTGGAAACACGAAGGCTGCCAAGAGACAGCCCTTGTTTCCAACTATTCCTCATAGGTTTTCGTTCTACATAAACTGCATAAGGGGTGATATTTGTCAACCCAAGTTTAAAACCTTCTAATTTGATATCTGAAGCAGGGATATGACCAGAAATCTTAGACTTAAGATTGAGACAATGCACTTGCCAGTTAGCAAGGATATCGTGAACGTAGACAATTTGGTTATCGTTAGTAAAAACAATTGTGTCTTTTAAACGTTTTTTTGCATATTCTAGATCATTGTAATACATTATTTATAACTCTGGATGGTTGGAATTTCTGACTTATTTGCAAACATCTCTTGAATCATATAAAAAGCTTTGGTGACTTTAGACTCTCTGCCATCAATAGTAATAATGTCTACCATTTCTTTAGTAAAATCATCATAGTTATTGATGAAATCTTGTACTGAAACGCCACCACTTAGAACTTCATTGTAGAAATTCTCGTTAGCAAAGCACATTTCTACAGCTTTGAGGCTGTTATGATAAACAAATTTACGCAGCAAAGCACGATCTAGCCACTTGTTACTAAGAACACGGTATTCCATGCCGTAAGGTTTTGGACGGAAAGATCCTGCTTTGCCATAAAGAGTGCGGCGTTTTGAATCTTTATCCCACAAAAGAGAAGGGATACCAATAAAAACATCTAACATCTTAGCAAGAGACTTACAAGCTTCCATGTGCCCGGGATCATTGGGATCTACAGGTTCTTTGTGCCAACCAATGTGTACATGACCACTGGCAGTTCTGAAAGGCATAGAGGCTTGAGGGGTGGGATTAAAAGTGTTAGTCCAAGCATTGAAGTCAGGTTCGCAGCCTAGTTGTTTAGCAATCTTAGGCTGTGCTTGAATATAGTCATTACCGAATTCAGCAACAGATTCAATAAAGATCTCATAGCCCGGAACCATATCGGTCAGTTGTTCAAGAACTGATGTAAGGTTACGTTCCCATTGATCATAATCTGAAGCAGGGGAGATGTTAAATTCTAGCGCCATCCCGTCTACTTGTACAGCACCATTAACAACCTTATAAGGGTTTTCTTTTGTTCCTGGGATAAGGCCATGAGCGGAAACATGAACACCATTACGTTTTACAAAAACCTCAGGGTCTGCACCCACAAGGAAGTCATGCCCATTGATTTTCATAGTGACACTCCAATTTTATCAAGGGTTTCTTTATCTACTTTGCACTCTTTGCACAAGAAAGCGTCTTTATCTAGCCAATGAATTTCTTTATTATCCTCCCAATCAGGGATTTTTCCACACAAGCCGCATCCACAATTTACTTTATGTTCCCAAGCATCTTTTGTAAGAGATTGGTGAGGACTATGCCAAGGAGCAAAAGTAGGAAAAGGTAGAATAGTTTTTGATGACAGGATTTTATAACCTTTATCATCAACAATTAGTTTCTCACCTTTCTTAAGAGGCTGCCATTCGATATTTGGCCAACTAATCGTGTAGTCAAAATCAAGCTCAAGAGCAGAGAACATGGTTTTCTTAGGAATCCACAACCCATTTTTAAGACCTTTGCCTTGAAATTGATTCTTGGCATTTAGTGAGTCTTGATAAGGGATGTTAATCTTAACCATCTCACCATCGGATGTTACACCTTTGGCATACTTAAGAACAGGGCTGCCTGCATCAGTGTGCAAAGAAAGGATGGCAAACGCATCATCAGAGTCTCCCCAGTGATTGCTTTGCCCTTTGAAATTGTTTTGCCACCCCCCGTAAAAATTTCCTTTTGCTGCCGGAACAGGAGGAGGGACATACTCTTTTAAAACAGATGACTCAATCACAACCTTGGTATGAGATTCTGGATGAATTGAGAGGAGTGTGTTTTCTTTAAGGCTACCAACTTCACCAATCTCTACAGAACAACGACTAGTAGCAACTCTGATCATCCAAGGTTCAGAGGCCCAAAACATGGCACTATTATCTTTAGACTGAGCAATAAAAAGAGGACGCTCTTTATTACGAATAAGATGTACACGATCAGTGCGTTTGTCATACCAAGACAATGCCATTGCACCGTTAGTCTTAGCCCACACATCTTCAATACTAAAAGTGTCAATCTCATTGTAAAGGATTTGACTGTCGATATCAAACTTAGAATAGCCTTTGAATTTAAGAAGGTTGTGTGTTGGGATGGTGCCATTGTGGGCACCTACAATATTCTCAAACTCAAAAGGGTGAGCATTTTCTGGAACAATTTTACCTTGGGTGGCTTTACGATTGTGACCAATCAATGCAAAAGGGTTGTTCTTAAAATGACTAAAAGGACGAGCATTGTAGCCCGACAATTCTAGAAATTCTGCGGCTGTTAAGACTTCTTTTTCTACTACCCAGCCACTTTTCCCAATAGCTGCAATTCCTGTACTGTCAAACCCCCTTACTGTGTCAAATACCAGCATTTGCTGGAACACTTCATGATGTTTGAAAGAAAGATTTTTAGATACAACGCCTACAAGGCCGCACATATGTCATTAAACTCCTAGAAAATGGTTGAGGTAATAAAAGTAGGTGTCTTGATCCTCTTCTGAAGTGTTATACTCAGGATGAGGCTGATAACAGAGGCAACGTGTGCTGGCATAGTACACAGCTTCTGTGTCAATAGATGGGCCTTGTTCTCTCGTGTTTTCTCCCTCTCTAAGTGTTGAGCAGTTTGCAGTGAGGAGAACAATAGCATCAGAAGATGGGATCATCATCTGATGATGAGAAGAGGATGTCAAAATTTCTAAATTACGAACATGACATTTAGAAGCATGTCCTTGCCAAAGATTGTGGTTATTGACATGTTGCCACATCTTACCCCCATTAGCGATATTTAGTAGTTGTCCCCCTCTACAAATACCCGCCATAGGGATTTTACCTACATATTCGTGGTAATAAAGGAATTCTCTTTCATCCCTAGCAGGATTGGTAGATGTCGCAGCGTGTTTTGTTTCTCCATAATAATGTGGGGATACATCAGCACCCCCTGTAAATTGAATTAGATCAACATCATCATCAAGACCAGTTGCAATTTGCCAACCTCTCTGCAAGAACATACGATCTACAAGAAGATCGGAAGAAAAGATTTTAACTTTTGGCATTTTGCATTTCCTTTTTCATTTCATCTACTAAAAAATGTAAATCTTCTGCATTTTTTATTACTAGTTCTGTTGTAGGTTGCTTCTCAAAGACGTTTAACGAACGCTTTTTCAGGCTAGAAGGGAGTTTTACTTTCTTAAAAAACCCATCAAGATGGTGATTGTATCTAGTTTCACCAAAATAACTAAACAGATACCCAGGACGCCAACCCAACTCTATTTTATAAGATCGTTCTAGTTTAGGTTTGTAACCCGGGTCAAAGAAATTCTTTAATGCCATCCAAGTAGTAGAAGAGGCATTAAAAATTGTATGGGGTGAAGATAGCGGAGAGTAGGTGTAAAACCCGTCATTGTCTTTGTTAAGAAAATGAGCGAGAAGGTAAGACCAAGAAGGAGAAAATCCGTAGTCTAACATATTATCGAAAACTTTATTTCTTTCACCCAACGATTTACAATATCTGTCAAAAGTAAATCTGGATGCAACACAGGCCCCAAAGAAGGTATTCCAAGGTTGATCAACATCCATGACAAAACCTTTTGAATTGATATAATCAACATCTTTGCTAAAGAAACATTTAGCAAAAGGGCTGTCATTTACAAGCCAGTGATTATAAACATCGGCTGATTTTTGTTTATACACAGGCTTTCTAATACGAGTCATAAAGACAGTAGGGAGCCAACTAATTGAAGCAGCCCTGCCGTGACATGGTTGAACACCTAAATCGTCTAGTTTGTCATTGTCATACACATAACCGTAACTAACTTGAGAATAGCGGTCTCCATAAGTTACATTTTTATCCTTAAAGAACTTAAGGACAGTAGGGTGATTAAGATAATCAGACAAGGACAGCCTCCTCAGAAAGAGCCGGATGAATAAATTTCTTCCAACCACCTTTTTCAGTAGTTACAGGGATTCTATCAGCACCATGTTCAATAAGATAGTCAAAACACTTAGCCATGCATTCTTGACGATAAGGGGAGGTTTGAGAAGGGGCGGAGTTGATTTCTAGAACATAAGGAACCCCCTCTGCATCAACCATCACATCAACAGCACCAAAATCCAATGATGACAGGAGGAAGGCTTCACGAGCCACTTTAACGGCTTTAAGAGGCCAATCGGACCATGATACGTTGTCAAAGCGCCCACCAAGGGCAACATTCCATGCCACAGCTTGAGGGTTGCCGGGGGTTTTTCTAGCCACCCATGCAACACGTCCTTGAACAAATGTCACACGATACTCAGCCACCTTGTTAATGAACTTAGATGCATACCATCCAGGACCACAACGTTGGATGGCATTGTTCATTTCTTGATGATTTAAAACAAGGTAGAGGCGACGACCTTGAGCATGAACACGAGGACGAACAACTAGAGGAAAATCTTGCTCATCATAATCATCTCCAAAGAAAGAATCAGGTACAATACGCATATCAGTGTCAAGGTAGTGTTCAAATAGCTTTTTACGAAACTCGCTTTTATCATTCACTTCATGAATAGCCGAAGATTTGTTGATGATTGTGACACCATTAGGCACATCTGTTGTGCAACCCCAACGAATAACCATTGTAGGCGGGGAGGGCCAAGGACGATCATTACGAACAGCGCCATCAATCTTATTAGAAAAACGGGCAATCTCACGGGCAGATGTGCGCCCTAGTTTACGACGACGAAGAATGTAGATGGACATATATACTCCTAGAGGCTGTAGGAAGGCCGTACAGGGCCTTGATGAGTTTTTGTAGGGGTGGGTGGCCTAAACAATAGATGGGCCTGTAGGGCCCTTCCTATGAAAGAATAAAAATATTTTCTAACACCCCTTGACAAGAGGATTTTTTAGCCTATATATAAGAAACTCCCTTTCGTTTTAAAAAATTGTTCCAGGGGTTTCTAATATACTATCTATAATTATAATACCATGTATATGTATTATCTACTACGTCAGATAGTGGACCAGAGGGTTTTTTATCCTGAGTGTACATCCAACATTCATCACCACCTAGGGTTTTGACTAGTCTTCTGCAATACCAATTAGGGTGTCCTTCTAGTCTATCTGTTCTTGCTAGAGTTTCATCATCTACTCTCCACACTTCTCCTGCTACAGGAAGGGAGATATAATGACCCTCTTCATTTTCTTTCTCTACAGCTACAGGGAAAGAGGGGGAGAGGAGAATAAACCTCTCTACTGTAACATCCCTTCTTACAAATTCAGAATCTTTAAGAAGGTGGTTATTACCATAACCTTTTTTTAGTGTGCCGTAAACAAATAGGTTATTCATATAAGTCTTCTTCTCTGTCAAAATATTTTCTTTTTTTGAAAGCAATTTCTTTCCAATTTAACTCCATAAAGGGTGTAGAATAATATTTAGAGATCGTATCGTATGTTGCATTACGCTTTCTAAGATCCGTGTAGCAATTCTCTTTGAAAGTTACCCATTGTAATTCATCTTTATGTGGACTGCTCATGTTAAAAAGACTCCCAGTCTTTAATGTCAATTATTGAATGAATAGGGTATGCAATTTGAAATTCTTTAAGGGTGTCAATAGGAACTTTACAAAATCCTAGAGAGGGAGTGTAAGCATACACTTTATCGTAACATTTCTTCTTCGGTCTCAAAGAAAGATTGTTTAACAATTTCAAATCTCCATGGAAAGTACATCATACCGGGTTTTCTTTTTAGATAGACACGACCATTTTTTTCATAACCTAAATAAATTTGGCCAGCCTCCACTTTCATATTATTAAACCCCTGATCTTTATCATTAATACATCTAAATTTGATCATAACATATCTTCTTCTTTATCAAAGAATACGTCATTATGAACTTCTACTAAACCCTCTCTGATTGTATTATAGTGACAACCAAGTTCATTGTTAAAACATCTAAACAACCCTTCAGATTTTGTTTGTGTAAAATGGTTATAATGACCATGATATGCGGCTTTAAATCTTACAGGAAAACTTGTAACTCTAAAATATTTTTTTAGCCCTTCTAAAGATTGTGATTTGCTTACCCCAGGGTTTACACTAATAATGTAAACTTCACCGTCTTTTAGAGATTTCATTGATTTGATCCTGAACTGTATTTCTATCGTTCGGGTTCCCCCTAGTTTCTTTTTGTTGATGAAGGGAACGACGATATTCTACATTCTCTCTTGACCTAATTTGTTTACGTTTATTACGTTCAAGAGAACGTCCTACATTAAGAGGGCTACGGCCAGCTTTCTGAGCTTCAATCCAAGACGTGTACATATTAATCCTTAAAGATTGGGGGGAAGATCAATCATAACACCCTCTTCTCCACTAGAGACGAGGCAAGTTTGACCATTAGTTGAAACAGTGGCAGTCCATGTACCAGTGATATCATTAATCCATAGTTGGACTAAGCCTTGTGCTGTTGCACCTTCAAAAATTACCACCTCTCCATAACGAGAGAGGAGGAGTTCTTCAACCTCTTTGTCAGGGGCACATTGTGCTGCTTGAGCAAACAGGGGAAATGATGACAGGAGAAGAGCGAGAGCGTATTTCATAGGTATTTCCTTTCAAGGTCGTCAATAAGATTGAGAATGATTAGGAAGAGAGAAGTGGCAGTTATAATAGTCCACAAAACATCTCCTCTTGAAATGCTATAGTAAACAGAATGAGGTGCAAGAAGGATTAAAAAGATTTGTAACGATAAGATAAATTTCATACATTTTCCTTTCCAATAGGAAGCTCTACAATTTCATAATAATCATACGCGGAGTATCTTTGTCTATGAAATTCATACCACTTTTTACACTCATCATAAGACAAATTAGTATACTTAATTCCCCACGTTGAACCTTCGTTATCGTATTTATCCCAAGCACATACACAATATAGCATAAATCATTTCCTATACAATCTAAATTGCCAATAGGCAAAGTAGTCTTGAAATTTTTTATCACTTACTTCGTTAAATTGCTCTTCACTACTAAAACAAGCTTCTCCTCCGGGATAACCTGCTTCGTAGTCAGCAATACCTAAAGCAATTCTCACTTGTGATCTTAATGAGATGTCTCTGTCTACAAGGAGGTGTTCGTAACCGAGAAAGAGATTTTGCATTCTTGGAGACGGTTTGATTTCTTTTAGAAATTGTAGATACTGTTCATGTGTCATGTTAAAACTTTTTAATGGTGCCCCCGGTCGGATTCGAACCGACACGCATTAAGCATTCCTTTTTAAGAGGAACGTGGCTACCGTTACACCACGGGGGCGTTAAGTGTGAATGAGAAAAGGGATTTTCAAGGCATCAATAGCTGCTTGACAAATAGGACAAGGCTTTGCTGATACAGGGTTGCCTTCATTGTCATACCTTTCTACCTTAATAGTATGAGCAAGCCAAGGCTTTTTTAGTTTGACAATGGCTGCCATCTCGGCATGTAGATAAATTTGTTCTGGTCTACCATACATTGCTGCGTATTTAGCTTGCATTGGATGAGTTTTCACATAGCTATTCACTCCAATTGAAAGGGGCCTTCCTTTTTTATCGTAAATGGTAGCAATGATGTGAAAACGTTTTTTAGACATTTAGTCTAAATCCTCTACCCACCCAGTTGTTACGTCAATGTCGTAGTAGCTCTTATCATGAATAAGGTTGGGACGGTTAATACTTACATAACCTTTATCTTTTTTAACTACTTTGTGAACAGCTACATCGAGAAGAAGCAAATCTCCAATGGCTTGATTCACTTGTTCTTTATCTTTACAGACAGTCAGACCACCTTCGCTATCGTAAAGAATGTACACTTAAGCCTCCTTGGCTACTGCGAAATACTTAACCACTTTAGCTGTTGGGTTGTCAAAGAACAAAGAAGTTCTATTTCCTTGATCAATGATATTACGATAGTAATTATCTTGTGAGACGTATTCACCTGAACGAAGGGCGCGGACAGCTTTCATTGTTTGAAGAAAAACAAATTTAGTAATTCTTTTGTTGAACAACCATTGGTTGCTCAACACTCTGTATTCCATACCATAGGGCTTTAGTCGAATTGATCCAGCTTTGCCATAGATAGCCCTTCTGCTATCGTCTTTATCCCACAGTAGGGAATACACCCCTACATATTTATCCATAAGTTTGCCTAGTTGCAGGCAATTTTTGTAGTTAGTGTGGGCGTCTGTCGAAAGAAAACCTCCAATATGGATGTGCCCTCCCGCAGCACGAATGTTAGTATCTGCGGGAGGGGGCGGGTTTGATTCTTCTGTATATACATTCAGATCAGGAGAGCACCCCATGATTTTCTGATCTTCTGGGATATCTTCTGGTAATGTGATGACAGGAGAAGTGTTCACTTCATAACCATCTACCATCTTCATCAATGTTTCATACACTTTGTCTAGTTTATATTGAAACTGATCATAAGTTGTGACGGGGTCAATGTTGAATTCCAACGCCATGCCATCTACTTGAACAGCACCGCCCTCAACAAGGTGAGGAGCCTCTTTTGTCCCGGGGATTATTTGAAAAGGGTTGACAAATCTCCCCTGTTTATGAATAAAAATTTCTGGGTCAGCACCAATTGTTACAGGCTCTCCATTAATCAGAATCATTTTTCTTCCTCAAGAATTTGTTCAGAGAGGGGGGCACGAACATAAATGTAATTGGTTTCCCCAATAGTATTCCCTGTTTTGTGAACGAGGGCAAATCCCCAACGTTTAAACTCCTTATCCCAATATTTATCTTTAGAAAAGAATTGAGACTGGTTGATAGTAAGAATGGTAAATTTATTTTTCAAACTTGTCTTGTCAATATCTTCCATAAGTTTTTGAAATGGCAAGTCTTTTGACCGACCAAGTTTTTGTTCTGTGGGGTACAGAATTTTACTATAAAACTCTGCGGGGGTGTACCCGTCAGACAGAGGAACGGTTCCTGATTGTTTGTAGGAATCATTGATTTCAATCTGACTCCCCTTAAATCCACCAATTGCAATGGTAGCACAAGAACTACATCCCATAGTTGCAACGTATGCCATTTTACTCTCCGTTAACAGCTTTTACAAGCATGTCTGCTAGTTTCAATGAATAAACACTTTCATAATGACTACCATCGTAGTCTTCACCTTCTCTTTCACTAGGAGGCCCGTGAGGTATCCAAATCTCTACAATTCCTGACCCAGTTTCTGTGGAGATGTCTACATAGGTTCCATAGTATTTTTGTACGCTTGAGTCATAGGCAACAAGTTTAGCTTTCATAACCTACTCCCCGTTGTAAGGACGCCAGCCAAACTCTTTAATGGCGTCAGGGTGAGGGGCGAACAAGGTATCCATTACAGCATACTTATTACCGTAATGATCAGTGAACCAATGATCTTGAAAACCAATGGGTTCTTTAGGGGCTGGACGTGTCCAGAGACAACCTTCTTCTCCTTCCCCGTTAGTTACATCAACAGAATGACCCCATTTAATAGGGTCATTGTCTGTGATGTGAGCATACCTCTTGACTGAATCGTAACAATCAATGGTGAGGTATACACCTTTTTCAGTCAGATACTCTTCATACCCTTCATACGACATTTTAGATCTCCTGTGTTAAAAAAGTGAAGATTGGGGGAGTTGAACCCCCATCATCTAAGCCCTGTAAAGGGAACTAGCTTTGCTATCAGAGATGACAGCCCCGGCTTTTCTTCATTGTCTATCGTGAGTGCCTCTGGTAGCACCCACACCAACTCGCAATCAGAGGGGCGCTTGGCCCCAACAGGGAGAACTCCCTCATAGCCAGAACTTCCAACCAGTTGTTATGGTGGGGACGGCTGGATTTGAACCAGCGACAGGATTGCCCTAACGGATTTACAGTCCGCCGCCATTGACCACTCGGCCACATCCCCAATAATGGTGCATCCGGCAGGACTCGAACCTGCAACCTCGAAATTAGAAGTTTCTTGCTCTGTCCAGTTGAGCTACGGATGCAAAAGCTTTACGCAGTAAAGCTATTCAATCCCCGGATAAACTTTTTTATCTCCGATCCAAGAAATAAACTCATCCAAATCTTCATTTGTAACAAATGAAGGCATGTACCTAAAGATGAGGGCTTGGTATGACAGGGTTTGAGGACGTGTGTTCTGTTCTACCTCTTCAACAGTTCTGCCTTTAAGGAACATTTGGTAGAGGTGAAGAAAACGACTCTCACGAGACAGAACAACTTTTCTACGTTGTGTCTCCGACATCCAAGTGTCTGAATTGCTTGGCTTTCTTCTTAGACTCTTTTCATAATTTTTCAGTAGTCTTTGTTGAATCACCGTTGAAAGGTGAGCAATTCGCACAAGATTGTAGTTCATTGCCATTCTCCATATTGAACGCAATAGCGCACAGGCATTACGGTTTTAGTTGTTTGATTGTATTGCATCATTGTATCCCATTGAACACAAGGAGGGGATTGAGATACCGCATATAAAAGAGTTGAAAACACTAAGATTGTATACACAATTGTTATCAGTTTCCAAGGCCCCCCTTCATCAAGCCATTTATCCATTAAGAAGAAAAACAGCCAAAAAGCGCCAACAACAATAATGGCGAAGATAATTGCACCAATAAACGTCATATTACATCCCCACATAAGGAAAAAGATAGATTGTCACAGTTTCACCATCCACTACTTCAGCTTCAGATGGGATGGCAATTAGCCCATCAGGCGGGTAGACATAAATCAAATCTGCTTCAAGATTGCCCAAGACTAGATTGATTACTACATCTCCGTCAATTCCTTCGTTTAAAGTGAATTGATGTTCAAGTCTGATGCTATCGTCGTCACGTCTGTTGTCAAAAAAGATTTCGGCAACAGCCCCGGGTTCATTTGTCTCTTGTAATACGACATAAGACCCTCTTTCAGTGTATTGCCACATCTCTGCATAGGCAGGGAATGATGACAGGAAGAGGCAAGATGCTAGGGCAAGGCGGATCATTCGTAATCACGGACGTTGATGGGCTGCAAAACCAGCGGAACGAAGCGAGTGGCCGCCCAAGAATACAGCTTCTGCTGCAAATGAATTGCGGTCGCTTGTTCCGAATTACACTGCGGGCTTGCTTCTTTTAGGCTGGCCGTCCTACTAGGTTTCAGCCCGACATGCACGAAAAGAACAGCCTGCGTTTCGGGGTGGCAGACCCACCAGCGATTGTGGTAGGTGATGCAGATGCCAGTGGCTTTCAGCCAGTCTTGCTCCGGCATCCAGATCAAGCGCGGATCAAACATCTTCGCCACGTCCTCCAGCGACTTCACGCGGTAGGTTTTCATTCGTCGGCCTCGCGGGGTTGAAGGGCGGTGCGGGCGCGGCGAAAGTCGCCAAGCGGCAGAACCCACCGCAGATCATCTTTGCCGCTCCCCATGCTGATTTTCAGGTTGTCGGGCTGGTGAAAGTAGTTACCCTGCAATGCCTCAGCGAATGGCCGCAGCGCATCCCGCAGCCGCAGCACCTCGGCGGCAAGGTCGGGGGCGAGGGCGATGAGGCGGGCGTTGTCAGCGACATTCGGCCATCTGCACTCTGCGATGATGTCAACAACCATGCCCCATGTCTGATCATCCGCATCGCTGCGGATGCCCACCTCGCCGACCGTATTCCAGCCCCACGGCCCCTTCGTCGCCCGCGCCAGCAGGTCGCGCAGTTCTTCGTCGGTCATTTCATTCTCTCACAGACAGAGATTTGCGATTGAACATCAAGGCACCCTGCCATCATGTTGACAGTCCACACCATTGATGAGACGTAAAGAAGGCACGTCAAAACTGATGCGCCTAGGATTATGACAGGAAGGGGCATTATTCCTCCACAGGGCTTGCGTCAAACCCCACACCTGGGTTGAATGGTGTGAGTTTCTTTGCAAAAGAAAGAGCTTCTTCGTAGCTGTCGTATGTTTCTTTGTATTCGTTTCTAAGACCAGCAATGTCCAATGTTGCTCCTGTGTAAGAAACATCACCAGGAAGTCTACTGTTTTTGTGAACAACATACTTCATCATCTTCTCCATAAAGTTGCCTTCCACAAGAAACTTCCTAAGGGCGCTAGAAAGTTTCATGAAGAAAGGAGCAGTTTAACGTCATGCTCAGGACAACAAAGACTTTTCTGCCATCAACAAACAAGGTTGATGGTTCTAGTCTTTGTTTTTCAAAACCACGTCATACCCCATGCTGTTGGCCACTTCTGTCAGATAGCGGACAGCAAACTCAAAGGTGACTTCCTTCCTATGGAGGAGCCCATTTTCGTCCAAGATATTGTATTCCGTGATTTCCTTGGCCAAGAACATGGCAGCGATGGAATTGGGGCGGCGGTCGGGCTTTTTTGTAACCTTGGCCAAGATGTCGCCGAGGTTCTGCTCTTGCGGTTTGATAACGAACATTTTTTGTCCTCCTATGTTTTGCTTAGTATAAACACGCTCAATCCTTTGGGACATTTTATGTCAGCATTGGTAGAGGATGACGTGTTTATACAAAACAAATGATGCGGGAGGGCTTTTGTGACAGGAGGGGAAGGCTTTCACCTTCCCCCGCTAACACAATTGACGTTGTGTTAGCTAAAGGGGGCGGACTGATGTAAGGGCCAAACGCCCCCCTTTGTTGCAGATCAGTGGGCAGGTTCACCGTCGATCAGGGCAGGCGCACCAGTGCGGCCTTCGACAGAGCGACGAGTCACCTCTTTCGTGATGGCGTTCAACAGGTCGGCCATGGTGAAGTCGGCAGACGTGATCCGCTCCAACGAGTCGACAACAGAGGCAGCCTTCTTTGCAACAGCCTTGTCATCGACAAGCTTCTTGGGGGCAGCCGGGGCCTTCGGGTCAAGGTCTTTCAGGTCTTTGTAGAGTCCGGCATCGTCCCACCCCTTGCCAGCCTTGACAGCGTCGCGGATCTTCGCATAGCTGTTGCTCTTGGCCAGGTTGACATGATGACCGTCCACCTTGGCCGGGAAATTGTCCCAAACAATCGACAGCTTGTCCTTGCTGGCCTTCACACCAACAGTGCCATTGAAGGCAATGCGCAGCATCCTTGCCACCCTGCCCCGCAAGGCTGCATCATTGCGGATGTGCCCGACAAAACGCAGGAACGGGTCGGCGTTCTTGTGGCTGCCAATTTGGGCAAAGCAGTCATTCAAAACTGCCAGCCCTGTTGCGCTGTTTTGTTTCCGTTCGGAAAACAGGGTGTCAACGCGCCCCATAAGATCAACCTTCGCCATTTGGGAATCTCCATATCTGGCAACCGGGAATTGCCCGGCTCAATCAAGGGAAAACCCTTGCAATGGGAACGGGCAAAGCACGTCCACCCGTTCCGCATAAAAGGATTCTCATTGCACAATGACATGCAACGCCACCAATAGGCAGCGCCATATCCTAAATCAGTTAGCCTTTAGCCTTAGCTATGGTAGCATACTAGCGTATGCCACGGCCTGTCTGACGACAGCCAGCCTTGTCCCGATTTATTTGATTGTGTCAATCTGTTTTGAGTCAAGGCTTTGATATGCCTTAACGTCAAGGGCGATTGCCCCCTTTCCATGTCACGGCGCATTGGCCGATTCCCCCCTTTAATGAAAGGCTTGCTGTCCGGCTTATGTGACAGGAAGTCACAGCGAATCTTACACAAGCCTAACCTATCGGCTGGACATGAGGCTTTTATCTAGGCTTCCCCCTAGGGCAAATAACACTAGCCGAGTCTGTATCAATGGACAGCATAACACTTGGCTGTTGCAGGGGCTAATCCGTCAGGATTGCACCTAGCCTTATGTCACGCAGGTGCGTTCTGTTGAACGCTTCCCCCATGATACAGCATGACTCGGCATTGAGTCACCTGCGGATTATCAATGGCCTTCTAGGTTTGCGCCTAGTCAACCGTCATGGCAAACCGTATAACGATTCGCCAAAAGAGTCAACCAATCTTGCGCCGTTCGATTATCACGGCGCGCGGTTTCTTGCTTGGCCATGGGGTGGCCTTGCCTGTCGGCGGAAGGGCCTTGCGGCTTTCCCCCTTGGGCTGATTCGCAACATAGCGAATTGCGCCGTCATTGTCAATCGTCTTGACCGTGCCAGCATCCGGCCCTTGTTCCCCCCGCCATGTCACAATCCTGCGATTGACGCGGATGGACTCAAGCTTGCCTTCCTCATTGCGGATCAAGGCTTCCTCGCCATGATCCAAAGTGTGCCCGCGACCACGGCCGTTGCCATGCCAGACAGATAGCTTGTCAGCCGATGACCTTGCGCGGCCTATGCGTTGGGCTTCAACGGCCCATTGATTCTGTTTCATGTCCCTTTCCCGTTCCGTTGTCTGTTTCCATGGCCCTTTATCCCCCGAATCGCCAAGGGATGCAACCCCTTGAAACAATTATCACGAAAGCGTGATAACGCCCCCCTCGCGCGTGACATGCGCGCGCAAGCGCACACACATGCACACATTTTCGGGCATATAGATTCGCACGCGCGCGTTGCACGAATGAGCTTGCAAAGCAAGCGATAAATTTTTGATGAAAAAACAGGCATGGTAACGCATTGTGACAGGAAGGTATGATTCAATGAAATGTCGTGATGTAATGTTATGAGGTAACACACAAGGGCTAGTGGGTGGAGGGGGGAGAATCACATATGAAAAACCGATTCCCGTCACCAGCATGTCAAGGCGATTTTTTACAGGGGTGTCCCGCCCAAACCGTTAGACGCGCTGTAGCACCCCTGCCATGAAGCCTGCGAAGGTATGCGTTAGGGTCATGCCAGCTATGCACCCAGGACATAGAACGAATCAGGAACATGGTGTGCAGAAATGAATAAATAATTATTTGTCAAGGGGTTGACACGATTTTCCTAGTGAGTGTTGCTGATTCGCAACAGGGAAACGACCGGGGGTATGGGCCAAGGGGGGTAGGGGCGTTGTTGTATACAACCTCCGCCAAAAAATTTGGAAAAAATAGTGTTAACCACTCTCGTAAAAAGGAGCAGATAGTACATCCCCCTCCCCTTTCCAAGAAGAATGCCCCGTAGAGGCCGTGGGAGGGCCCTTAGAGAGCCTCTGAGCGTCCAGATAGGGGGAGATAGCCCAAACATTTAGAGGCCCTCCTAGGGGCATTTTTAGAGGGACAGAGGAGAAAACTAAAATCTTCCTTTTTTCATCTTCTTTCTGTCGCCTTTTGGGCGACATTATGAGGAAAAAGGACATTTTTGTCCTTTTGACGATTATTATCTAAAAATAGTTTTATTAAAAATCAGTTAGTTATAAAAAAGGCGTAAATAAATTTACGCCCTTTTGTCACAAACAGGGTGTTTTTAGCGTATATATAAGTGAAAGGGAAATTTTTTGCGTTCTTCGGAACGTTTTTTACCCTCCTCCGGTTCCATATATAATATAATATGAGTGAGCGTGATGCGAACCATATAAGGAGCTATAGGGCGACGTGATATATACGAGCGCAGCGAGTATATATAATACATTATTATACGGCTCTTCCACGGGCTTTCAAGGAGAATAATATGGCGACATTCAAGGAAGCCTTTAGAGCGGCTAGAAACGCAGGGAAGGCAACATTCACATGGAATGGGAAAAAATACACCACCGAAATGGCTGGTGAAACACAGACATCCTCAAATCGTCCTCGTAGACGACCTGCTTCAGCCCCCACCTCTAGTCCCCGTCCTAGGGCTCGTCCTTCAAGAGCTAGTGGTGAAGCAAGAGGACGTAATGCTTCTCCTCCTGCTTCGGCTTCCCGTTCACAATCAAAGAGCAACTATGCCACTGGTGGTAATTCTCTTTTGAACAGGGCATTGGCTGCTGTTCGTAGAGGGGGCACTAGTGGAGATATCCAGACAGCAAAAGATGCTTCCTCTGGTCGTAGAGAGCAAACATCAGCCGCCCGCTATCAGCGTGGAGCTACAGGGCCTCGGAGATAATTATGAGAGCACCAACTAAATACAAAAGGCCTGTTCCAGCAGCGGCAGTTAGAGCCGGGCAAAGAATTAAAGCTCGTCAAGGGGCTGCTATCAGCGATCTTACAAGGGTTTCTCCTGAAAATGTAGGAAGGGCTAGGGCACGAGCAGGAATGAGAGCTTCTAGAGAAGGGGGCACTTATGGAGAAGGTCGTAATCTCTCTCCTAATTCTGCAAGACGTAGGGTAGAAGCTAGAGCAGAGGCTAGGGAAGCTTTTAGTAAAAAGAAGAAATAAATGGCCACCCCTGCATGGACAAGAAAAGAAGGGAAAAATCCTAAGGGTGGATTAAACGCCAAAGGAAGGGCTGCTTATAATAGAGCCAATCCGGGAAAGCCTGGATTAAAACCTCCCGCTCCCAATCCTAAGACGAAGAAGGATAGTGGGAGGAGAAAAAGTTTTTGTGCCAGAATGTCTGGAATGAAAAAGAAGCTTACCAGCGCAAAGACAAGGAATGATCCCAATTCTCGTATTAACAAGTCTCTTCGTGCGTGGAATTGCTAAATGAATGACACCCTTCCATCAGCCTTTTCCAGTGTAGGGCTACACAATCCCATCTGGAGACCCCCTTCCTTCATCAACTACCCAGACAAGTTTTTGAGAGAAGATGGAGAATGGGCTGTCCCTCCGGGAACGGGGGGAGGAGGTGGCGGAGGGGTGTCAGATGGTGATAAAGGGGACATCATTGTCTCTGGTTCATCATCTATCTGGACTATTGACAACGGAGTTGTTACGCTGGCTAAAATGGCCAATGTATCATCTGGTGTCCTTCTTGGTAGAAACACAGCAGGTTCTGGTGTTGTAGAAGCTCTTGCCCCCGCTACGGTGAGGGGATTGCTTCTCCTAGGAACTGCTGCTCTTTCAGCCACTACAGATTTTGCCACAGCCGCTCAAGGGACATTGGCTTCTACAGCAATGCAGCCCGGGGCTTTTGGTCTTGGTGCCAATTACCCAGATTTGGATTCTGATAGCACCACCAACAGGACACAGTTTTTTAGAGCTTCAACAGGAACACGTCCTACAGCAGATAATTATCATACCATCCATATGACCAAAGCGGCTCCTAACCAATCTGCTCAGATTATGATCAGGGATGGTGCTGTAACAGACAGACAAAGGCTCTTCTATCGTACTAGAAATGGTTCAGGGGTTTGGACACCCTTTGCTGAAGTTCAGCCTATCCAAAGTGGTTCTACAAGGGTAAATAGCGGATTGGTTACAGGGTTGGAGTTTTATGACACCACCCTCAATCAACCTATTTGGCGTAATGCTGCTAACAATGCTTGGTTGACATTTGGTGATATTGTCACCACCACAATCAACACCACATCAATTAACGCCCTTTCTGATGTCATCATTACGTCAGCCACCAATGGTCAGGTTTTAAGTTATGATGGAACTAACTGGGTGAATGTCACTTTGGACACCAGTGTTCCAGATGGGGACAAGGGTGATGTAACAGTTAGTGGTACAGGCACTGTATGGACCATTGATAATGGTGTTGTGACATTGGCTAAAATGGCTAACGTTGCTACAGGAATTATCTTAGGAAGAGCAACAGCAGGTACAGGGCAAGTAGAAGCCCTTTCTGCATCTTCAGCAAGAACTGTTTTAGGACTGGCAAACATTGCCACGTCTAGTAGTGCTTCAGATTTATCAACAGGCACCCTTCCATCATCTGTATTTGATGACACATCTCATGGGAGCAGGGCAGGCGGAATTCTTCATCCAGATGTTACTACATCTGTGTCAGGGTTTATGTCACCTCTTGATAAAATCAAGCTGGACGGGGTATCCGCAGGAGCCACGGTTAACGCCAGTGACGCTGCTTTGCGTGATAGAGCAACGCACACAGGAACACAGAGTGTTTCAACAATTACAGGGTTAGCACCAATTGCCACCTCTGCAAGTGCCACGGATTTGTCTGTTGGCACTTTGCCCGCTGCTCGCTTTAGCGATGTTTCTCACGGAGCAAGAGTAGGTGGCACATTACATGCAGATGCTACAACAAGCGTCTCAGGTTTTATGTCGGGCGCTGACAAGACAAAACTTAATGGTATTGCAACAGGGGCCACAGCAAATGCCACTGATGCTGCTCTTAGGGACAGGGCTACACACACTGGTACACAAGCTGTTGGAACCATCACTGGTTTGGCCGCTGTAGCCACGTCAGCAAGTGCTTCTGATCTGACAGCAGGAACCTTGGCAGCAGCTAGGATGCCTGCACACACAGGGGACGTGACATCCGCTGTAGGGACAGTTGCTACCACCATTGCAACAGGTGTTGTATCTAATGCCAAACTTGCTACGGTTGCAACAGCTACAATTAAAGGCAGAGTGACAGCAGGTACAGGAGCCCCTGAGGATCTAACCCCTGCACAAGCCAAAACAGTTTTGGCTATTGCAGAAGCAGATGTGTCTGGTTTGACAGCATCCCTTGCAGGGAAAGCTAACACAACTCACACCCATGTTATTGCGGACGTAACAAGCCTTCAAACCTCATTGGATGCTAAGGCTCCTCTAGCCTCCCCCGTCCTTACAGGCACGCCGACAGCTCCTACAGCAGCTAATGGTACAAACACTACACAACTTGCCACCACAGCTTTTGTTCTTGGTACACGTCTTGATCAACTTGCTGTCCCAACAGCTAATGTTTCACTTAATGCTCAAAAGATTACCAATCTTGCTGAACCAACTGCTCTAACTGATGCAGCAACAAAGAACTACGTAGATTCCCTTGCTACGGGGTTGCAGGCAAAAACACCAGCAAGAGTTGCTACAACAGCAAATATTGCTACATTGTCAGGATTATTGACAGTTGATGGTGTAACTCTTGTAGCAACAAACCGTGTTCTCGTAAAAGATCAGACAACACAAAGTCAAAATGGTATTTATGAAGCATCGGCGGGGGCTTGGACAAGGACTACAGATGGTGACACTTGGAACGAACTACGTTCTGCTTATGTCTTCATTACAGAAGGTACAGTTAACAGTCAAATTGGATTTGTGTCAAACATTCCAGCGGCTGGTACATTAGGCACTGATCCTGTAACATTTGTTCAGTTTTCAAGCGCAAGTCAACCTATTGCTGGTAATGGTTTAACCAAAACCGGAAACACTTTTGACGTTGTTGCTAACTCAGGTATTACAGCCACTGCTGATGCTATTGCTCTAAATGGTCAAGCTCTCGCCTTGCACAACCTAGCTACAAACGGGGTTATTGCTCGGACGGCAGCAGGAACGTTGACAGCAAGATCGGTTGCTTCATCTGGTACAGGTGTTTCAGTTACAAACGGGGATGGTGTTGCTGGCAACCCAACTGTGACATTAACGGCTGCTCTTAGCACCGTAGGTGGTCTCACCCCTGCTGCTGATAGATTGCCCTATTACACAGGCGCAGGGACAGCGGCATTAGCGACATTTACAGCATTTGGTCGTAGCCTTGTTGATGATGCAACAAACACAGCAGCAAGGACAACTCTTGGGCTTGGCTCTCTTTCAACCTTAAGCACTATTGTAGATGCTAATATCACCGCTGCTACAATTACAGATGCTAAATTGGCAAACGTTGCTACAGGTACAATCACTGGACGAGTTACAGCCGGGACGGGAAGTAGGGAAAACCTCACCCCCGCTCAGGTTAAAACTCTTCTAGCAATTAGTGTTGCGGATGTAGCCACGCTTCAAGCATCTTTAGATGCCAAAGCTGCTCTCTCTCATACACATGTTCAAAGTGAAATTACAGGACTTGTAGCGGCTCTTGCTGCCAAGTCAGACACATCTCATGGTCACGCTGCGGCTACAGTTAGTGTTGATGGTTTCATGTCCAGTGTCGATAAGACAAAATTGGACACTGTGTCTACAGGAGCAACAGCTAATGCGACAGATGCAGATTTAAGAGATAGGGCCACACATACAGGAACTCAAAGTGTGGCCACTATCACTGGGTTAGCAACAGTCGCCACTTCTGGTAGTGCAACAGATCTGACAACAGGCACATTACCCGCAGGTCGTCTACCTGCGCATACAGGGGATGTTACATCACCACTGGGGAGTTCAGTTAATACAATTGCTGCGGATGCAGTGACAAACACTAAACTCGCTAACATGCCTTCTTTGACAATTAAGGGAAATAACACAGGTTCTGTGGGAGATCCGCTTGATTTGTCTGTAACACAAGTTAGAACGCTCCTTGGACTAGGTGCAGCAGCCCTTTTAAACACAGGGACATCTGCTGGTACAGTGGCCACAGGCGACCATACACATGCTCTTGCGACTGTCTCTTCAAGCGGTTTTATGTCTGCCACAGACAAAACCACTTTAAACACAGCATCTAGCGATGCTACTGAGGCTGTTGGTGTTACACGAAGGGTGTTTAATGATCTAAGTGGACTACTTGCTTCTACGACATCTTTTAGTGTCGGAACTTTAATTTTTGTTATCGCCCAAGAAGCTTCTTATGTTGTTATCACAGGCCCTGCTCTTACACGCCACCTTACAACGGCTGGGGGTGTAATCCTAGAGGTTCAACCAGGTGTTGGCAACAGATACTACGCTTCCCATTTTGGTGCTGTAAAAGACGTTGCCTTGGACCAACAGCCTTCATTGGCTAAGATGGTCTCAGCAGTTAAGTTTAGTGTTGATAACAATATTCCTGCATCAGGGGTTTTTGACGGCACTTACAGTCTTAACCAAACCCTCGCTCTTAACACTCGTGCTCATTGGTATTTTGAGAATTTCTTAAAAGCCATGGATACGTTCCCCCTCAATGATTATATGCTTAATATTCAAGCTTTGAATGGGGATTTGCACGAAGTTAAGTTGGCTTGTAATTACAGGGCTGCTGGTATTCTTCAAAGTTCTGGTCAAACTCTCATCCACAACCCAGTTATTGAACGGTATAAGGTTGTAGGAATTGACCTAAATGGTACAGCAGGTGATACAAAGGTTATTCAACCTTTCATCACTCAAATTTTTAATTCTGATAGTGTTCTTTTTGAAGATGACGCCAGCTTTGATGGTATTGGTATCAGAATGTGGAGGGCCGATGATGAAGTTATCGGTGGTATCACTAGGTACACCGGAACTTGCATCCTTGTAAAATCCACAGGTAAAACCACTTGGATCTCTGGTCATCACCCCTACAATGGGAGACCAAAACTTGTAGGAGAGCCTGCTAACCCACGTCTTAATGCAAAACTTATTGTCGTTGAGAATGGGGCTGCTGGTATTAATATTCAAGACTGCTATCTTGACAATGGCCAATGTGAATTCTATTCCCCCCTAGTCTCTATGCGGAATTGTCGCTTCTTGGCAAACCCAGAAGCTGTCACTCTCCCAGGGGACGCTCTTCTCAGAATCTACCATAATGGTCAAAATGCTCCTTGGCAGTTTGATTATGATTGTAAGGTGATTGACAGAACAATGTATTCAGGTCTTCAAGACATTGAATACATGTCTGGCTTCTCGGGAGTTTATGCAGGGTTTGTTGCAAACATCCCTGACGGCGCTGCTTTAATGGCAAATGGTGGGAAGTTTACCATTTTCCATAGAGACTCCACTGAAAATGATTTTGAAACAGTTTATAAACCAGAGGGGTTTATACGTTACAATTATCGTATCGGGGCTGTAGCAAATAATTTTGCTTACATGGATTGGGGGCCTAATCAAACCACTTTTGCTAACGAGAATTTTCGTTTTAGGCCCAGAGCAGGGGTTACAGACACTGCTATTTATCTAGGAAGCACAGGTTCTAACGGGATTTCACACACAGGGACTGACATTACAGTGGCAAGTTCCTCTAATCTCTCGTTAGATGGAGATTTAGTCACCTTTAAAACATCTGGCGTTAGCCGGGTTGAAATTCCTACAGGAGGGTTGTCTTTCCGACCTGTTGCAAATAACGTAACTAACTTAGGTGCTGCTGGTTTTAGATGGAAAGAGGTTTTTTCTGTCAATGGTGTTATTAACACATCTGATGCTCGTTTAAAAAGAGATGTCAGAGATGTTAATGAGGTGGAAAAGATTGTCGCAAAGAGGATAAAAAAGGAACTCCTTAAAGCATACAAATTTAAAGATGATGACAAGATCCATTTTGGTATTCTTGCTCAAGAGCTTGCTCAAATTTTTGTAGAAGAAGGTCTTAATCCATTTGACTATTCAATGCTTGACTACCAAACATGGAAAGAAGAGCCTGCTGTTTATGACAGCGAAGGTAATTTAACACGAGAAAAAGTGGAAGCAGGAGATGCTTGGGGTGTCCGTTACACCGAACTCTTTGCTTTTATACTATCATCTGACTAGGGGGAGGATCTTTTCCTCCCCCTCCTTATTAAGGAGACAATATGCCAGTGGCAAACATTTCCCCCGGTGCTTGGACGGCTCTTGTCACCACAGCAGCGGACACAGTTATTCAAAATCAAAGTCAGCGTGAAGTTTATATCACTACGGAGGCTACAGGTGGTTTAGGTGCTAAAGATGGCACTTGGCTAAAGCCTTATGAAGAAGTGGTCATCTCTACTGGTAAAAACGTAGCGATTTACGCTCATCTTGGGACAGCACGTATTCACTATATGGATGCTTAAATGCCATTAACAAACAGGGCAAATGCCAAATTCAAGGGCCTCTCTGCCCTGTTTTCTAGCAGGGCGGGGGGTGGTGGGGGGCCGCCCGATGCACTGAGAACCATCGGCGCGCTTACCCGCGTTGGCGCGGGCGGCCGGGCCATCCCTGCGGCCAATGGCACCTACGGCCCGTACACGGTCGCCAGCGGCATCATGACGCCGAACACGGCCCCTGTGACGCCCGGCACCTACAATGTGGGCGGCGTGACGATCACGGCTGAGGCGGATACCTATGATGTGGGCACGGGGCAGCTTGCGGCGGTCATCGCGCTTGGGTCTGCGGCGCTGGACGGGAAAACGATCAAGGTGCTGCCGGGCGCGGATGCCTGCGGGGCGGCGACGGGCAGTTCGGTCAGCCTTGGCACTGGGATCAGTCTCACCAATCCCCTGACGATCACCTCCCGCGACACGAGCAACCAAGGTTTTGTGCGGCGGTTTGTTCTGACGCATGGCGGGCAACTGATCCTGCGGCAGGTCAAGGTGCGGGATACCTTTGTGCTGGCGGCGGATACCTACGGGGCTACGCGGATCATCAACTTCGGGAATAACGCTGGCGGACGGTCGCGGCTTTGGCTGGACGAGTGCGAATGCTATTCCAACGACATCGGGACAATCAACACGACGCTCCTGGCGTCGGGCACGAATGCGGCGACCGCATCAGGCACGTTGATCAGCTTCTCCAATTCGCCTGACCTTTCGAGCGTTCCGACTGATCGCAGCGCGACAATTCTGGTCGGCGGCTCACTGCGCACCATCGTCGGCGTGGATAACATCGCAAAAACCGTTACGGTCAGTAGTTCGATCACGGTGACCAGCGTCAGCTACACCATCGGCTTCACCCCGCAAATCCTGCGGATCACGGGCCAAGACGGCAGCATTACCAATCCCCCTGACCTGATGGTTACAAATTGCCACTTCCATGATGTCGAAAAGGCGCTGACCGGCTTGCACAGGTCAGTTGACATTCAGGATACCCTGTTCGACACGGCCTATTCCGACCACACATCCTTCTCGGTCAACGGGTCGGAGACCAAATTCGACATCATCAACAACGTCTTTGGGCGGGCATCCGGCCTAGGGGGCGATCCGCTCAATCCGCATGTGGACGACATGCAACTGAATACCGGCCCGATGACAGTGGACAATACGGTGCCATACCGTTTCATCGGCAACGTATCGTGGTCCGGGCCAGATGGTCGGGCGCGGGACAAGCAATTCATCTTTCTGGAAAACATCCCGTCCGGGCGGCGCGTTCTGGCGGAAATCGAACACAATATCACAATCACCAAGTCGGTGCATGGCGTGTCGGTCGAACGTCCAGCGGCGGGGACGGTCATTCGCGGGAACACCACGATCCGCGATGCTACCAGCGTGGACATCGTGGGGCTTGTGCCCGCAATCGCGACGATCAGCGGCACCTACCCGACTGACGATCTTGCGGGTACGCTGGTCGAATACAACGTCAGCGGCTTCGTGGACAGGCTCAACGCAACCGAAGTCGGAAACTATGAGTTCGGATCGGCTTTGGCGAATAACGAGGCGGCGGACTATGCCGCTGTCTTTGCCGGGGCAGCGGCTGACTTCAACACCGACAACCTGACCACGGCGGCGCAGGTTCGCGCGGCTCTGACGCCCGACACGACGGCCCTGTGGCCCGTTGGCCGGGTGCGGCGCGGGGCGATGTCGGGCTACTATGACTACACGACAAAAGTTGAAGATGCGCCCTGGGATGAAGCCGGGTGGAGCGCCAGCAGGGCTTGGGGCAACGTCACCGGGGCCACGGTCAATACGCCGGTTGCCAGCAGCAAGATTCAGGTCACAGGCGTCAGTGCGACCGGCACGGCGCTTGTCGTGTCGGGCGGGATCGCGCCGTCGATCACGATCTACGACACTGACGGCACCACGGTCATCGTCTCTGGCGTGCCGGATGCCTGTGCGCTGAACGGGCAGTGGGTCGAGGTGCGCGACACGGCTTCCGGCACCGGCCTGACGCTTTCAACGGTGACGATCCGCGCGGGGACAACCACGGGCACATGGACGCATGAAACGGCGGCGGCGGCCTACTCGCCTGTTGCTGTCGAATTGGACGGCACAAATGACTGGATGGGGGTCGAAAGCGGCTTCACGTCAACGGGCGGGAAGCAAGCGCTGGTGGCGTTCAGCGTCTATGTGCCGACTGCATGGCCCTCTTCGGCGGCAACCGTGGTGCAGTTTGTGACCGCAGGCGGAAACATCCAACTCGCCGTCGAACTTACGTCGAGCGGACGCCTGCTGTGTAGCGCGAGGAACGCAACCAATACCGTGATCGGCGGCTTCACGGCCGCCGTCAGCAGCTTTGTTGCAGACACATGGTATACGATCCTCGTCGCCTTGGACACCAACACGGGCAAGGGCTGGCAGGTCTACAGCCGCCCGGCTGGCGGATCGTGGGGGGTTGTCGCCAGCAGTTCGGCAACCTTTACCGTTGACGGCATCATGGCGGCCTGCACCCGCTGCCGGGTCGGCGCGAGTAGTGCCGCAGGCGGCACCCGCCTGCCGAACAGCTATCTGGCGGATGTCTGGGCCACCATTGACGAAACGCTTGATCTGTCTGTCGGAGCCAACCGCGACAAGTTCCTGCCGCTGACCGACAAAGGCACAGGCGGCGGCATTCCGACCGGCACGGCCCCGCGCCTGTTCCTGTCCGGCCCGGTTGCGAGCTGGCACACCAACGACGGCACGGGCGGCGGGCTGACGCTCTACGGCGCGCTTACCGCCGCGCCTAGCACGCCGACCTAAGGCGCACCCGCCCCGATGATCAGCAGGAGGCAAAGCTGTAGTAGCTTTGTCTCCCCCTCTTAAATTAAAAGGAATCTCAATTGCTACATCAATTGGCCTTCGGGTAGTTGCAGTGGGTAGATGGTTCTAATTAGCTTCACAAGGAAAATATTATGGCTAAACGTTCTCTTACAAAACAACAGGAGCTTTTCTTAGAAGCCCTCTTTGGGGAGGCTGGTGGTGATTTGTATGCAGCAAAGCGTATTGCAGGTTATTCCCCTAACTACTCTATGGCCGAAGTTATTAGCACTCTTAAAGATGAAATTGTCGAAAGAACTAAAACTTACTTGGCTCTTCATGCTCCTAAAGCCTCAATCAAATTGACAAAGGTGTTAGACACTCCTGAAAAACTAGGCAACGATAATATCCTTAAAGCTGCCAAAGAAATTCTTGACAGAGCAGGCGTAAATAAGTCTGAAACAGTGGAAATTGGTTCCGGGGGTATTTTCATCTTACCTGCTAAAAAGGCGGAATAATGTATAAGCGTGATCTTGCAAAAGAATATAGAGAGCACGGAGGCACCCCTGAACAGATTAAGAGGCGGTCTGCAAGAAACAAAGCAAGGCGGCAAGCTATCAAAGAAGGTCGTGTCAGAAAAGGGGATGGAAAAGAAATTGACCACAAAAACTTTAACCCCCTTGATAACAGAAAATCTAATCTTCGTGTTATTAGTAAAAAAGCCAATAGAACAAAACAGCCCAAAAGAGGCAAAGGATGACTGAACAACTCTCTCTTTTCTTTGCAGAGGACTATTACACCCCTATTCCTCGTCTTTCTAAAACCATCCCCTTTGGTTATAAAGAAGACCCCAATGATCCTGACATGCTCCTACCAATTGAATATGAACTTCTTGTCCTTGAAAAAGCCAAAGAGTATTTAAAAAACTATTCATACCGTGTTGTAGCTAATTGGGTTACTGAGACTACAGGGCGTTATATTTCTCATGTGGGACTCAGAAAGAGGTTTTTAGATGAAAAGGCCAGAGCTAAAAAACTTGCCGCCCTTAGAACCTGGAATAGGCGTAACCAAGAAAGATTGGAAAAAATCCGCGCTTATGAGAGAACAAGGCTTGGGGCCAAAGACACCTCCTACAATTAAAGATATTATTGAAGAGGTTGAAAAGCAGGTGGTTGAAGAGGCTGTTGCTCAAGAAGAAAATGTAGTTTTCCGCCCCAACCCCGGCCCTCAGACAGAGTTTCTTGCGTCTCCTGAGAGAGAAGTGTTGTATGGCGGGGCTGCCGGAGGTGAACCTAAGTCTTGGTTTACTGCCTCCTTTCCAGAGTAATCTGGTCAAAATAAAATTCGTGAATTGCTGGGACATCCTTATTCTAGAAGCACTACAACGTGGGCAGAAACGCCGAGCGTGAATGTTTAAAAAGCTTTTTAGTTGGAAAATCAGCAGCCAAGCACCGTAAAGGTGAAGGTTCAGAGGCCATCCCGTAAGGGAGTAGGGGTTAATCCCCGAAGCGCGAATCCCCTGAAAAGGGTGAAGATATGGTCCACAGCATTGTTTAGCCGTTTTCATAAAACGAAGTCCAAAAGGAAAATATGACTTACATTCTTTATAAGGCCACTTCACCAAGTGGTCGTATGTATATTGGCATTACCAATAACTTTAAACGACGAATGAAGGAACATAGACAATCAAACTGGCCTTTTGGGCAAGCTTTGAGGAAATATGGTCAAAACAATTTTACATTTGAATTTGAAACTTTCTCAACTGTTGAGGAAGCTTTGGATAGAGAACGTGAGCTTGTCACCCCTGAGTTGTTAAAAAGTAAAAAGCTCTACAATGCTTGCGTCGGAGGCATCTTGTCAGATGTCTTAGCACACAGCAACCCTATGCACAACCCAGATATAGTTGAATCACATCCAAACATGTGGACAACTACTAATAACCCCATGAACAATGCAGACAGCAAAAGACGTATGATTGAAAATCAAAATCGTCGTCCGGTTTGTATTGATGGCGTTATTTACCCAGGAGTTCGGGAAGCTTGTAGACAGCTTAACACATACAGACAATTTATGATACACAGAATTAAGTCACCTAATTACCCTACATGGACTTATGCTAAATAATGCTGTGGGTAAATCTTACGCCATTCTTGCCGACGCTCTTAGAGACATCTCTCATCCTCAATTTCGTGGTCTTATTCTTCGTAGGACAACTGAAGAACTGAGGGAACTTGTACAAAAAAGTCAAGAGTTATACCCTAAAGCCATCCCCGGTTTGAAATGGACCGAAAGAAAAATGGAGTGGAAACATCCTAACGGTGGCACTCTTTGGATGAGTTATCTTGAAAGGGATGAAGATGTCACTCGTTACCAAGGACAGGCTTTTAGTTACATTGCTTTTGACGAATTAACACAATGGCCCACCCCATACGCATGGAACTACATGCGATCTCGTCTAAGAACCACTGCACCTGATCTCAAACTCTATATGAGAGCAACAACTAACCCAGGTGGTAGAGGGCATTGGTGGGTTAAAAAGATGTTTATTGATCCCGCTAAGTGGGGCAAATCATTTTGGGCCACAGATATTGAGACGGGTAAAACCTTGTGTTGGCCAAAGGGTCACTCAAGAAGCGGTCAGCCGCTATTTAAAAGACGCTTTATCCCTGCAAAACTTTCAGACAACCCCTATCTTTATGAATCAGGGGATTATGAAGCCAACCTGCTCTCTCTTCCAGAAGCTGAAAGACGCCGTCTCCTTAGTGGAGACTGGGATGTCTTAGAAGGTAGCGCCTTCCCAGAATGGAACAGAGACATTCATGTAATCGAGCCTTTTGAAATTCCTCATAATTGGAGGAAGTTTAGGGCTTGTGACTATGGTTATGGTTCCTATTCTGGTGTTCTCTGGTTTGCTGTTACACCCGAAGAAGAACTTATTGTCTATAGAGAGCTATATGTATCGAAGGTTTTGGCTAAAGATTTGGCTAATCAAATTCTTGATTTAGAATATGATGACGGTCTTATGTCATACGGAGTTCTTGACAGTTCTTGTTGGAGCAAAAGAGGAGACTCTGGCCCTTCCATCGCTGAGACAATGATTGCAGAAGGTTGCTATTGGCGACCCTCAGACAGAAGCAAAGGTTCAAGACAATCTGGTAAAAACGAAGTTCATAGAAGGTTGCAAGTGGATGAATACACTGAGCGTCCTCGTTTACAAGTTTTTTCTAGTTGTGTCAACCTGATTGCTCAACTTCCCATCATCCCTTTGGATAAGAATAACCCAGAGGATGTAGATACAAAAAGTGAGGATCACCTTTATGACGCTCTTCGTTATGGCATTATGTCTCGCCCTCGTTCTTCAAACTGGGATCGGGAAAGACCTGCGGACACCTACAAACCTGCTTCAATTATTTTTGGTTACTAATAGTATAAAGGATAAACATGGAACAAACAGACGTAATCCCAGAGGTTGAAGAGGGTATTTCTCTTGAAGCCCCTCTGGATGAATTAGCTGGTTTTGTTCAAGAGAGATTTAAAAGAGCAGAGGATAAAAAATACTCTGATGAACAAAGGTTCTTAAAAGCCTATCATAACTATCGTGGAGTTTACGGGCCCGACACACAATTCACCTCAAAAGAAAAAAGCAAGGTTTTTATCAAAGTTACAAAAACCAAAGTGCTTGCTGCCTACGGGCAAATTATTGAGGTTTTGTTTGGTAACAGCGATTTTCCGATTTCTGTTGACAGAACAAAACTTCCTGAAGGTGTTGTTGAGTCCGTCAGCTTTGACCCTCAAATGCCCCCCGGTAAGTCTCCGCCCCTTTTTGGTACAAGAGATGGCCCGCCCCTTCCTCCCGGGGCGACAGCTTTAAATCTAGGGCCACTGGAAAAGAAACTAGAGCCTATTAAAGATCGTCTTCAGATTGGTGCTGGAACTACACCCACTGCCGTATCTTTTCATCCAGCAGATGTTGCTGCTAAGAAGATGGAAAAGACTATTAAAGATCAGTTGGAAGAGAGCGGAGCTTCTAAACATCTTCGTCTTACATCATTTGAAATGGCGTTGTTTGGCACAGGGGTTGTAAAAGGCCCTATGGTTGTAGACAAGGAATATCCTAAATGGGGCCCTAAAGGCGAATATGCTCCTGTCATCAAAACAGTGCCACAACTAGCCCATGTATCAGTTTGGAACTTCTATCCAGACCCAGACGCTTACAATATGGAAGAGGCTGAATACGCTGTTCAGCGTCATAAGATGAGCAAGAAAGAACTTCGTGATCTTCGTTCTCGTCCTATGTTTAAGAAAGACAAGATTGCTCTCTGCATCGAAAACGGTCCCAACTACGTTAGAAAGTATTGGGAAACCGAAATGGAAGACTATACCAACTCGTCTGATGTAGAACGTTGGGAAGTGTTGGAATATTGGGGGTTTGTCGAAGCCCGTCTTCTCAGAGAACACTCAGTTAAAGTCCCAAGAAACATTAATGATGAGGACATTATTCAAGCCAACATTTGGCTATGTGGTCATGAAATTATTCGTGCTGTAATTAATCCTTTCCAACCATCTCGTGTCCCTTATTACGCCATTCCTTATGAAATCAACCCTTATAGCTTCTTTGGTGTAGGTGTTGCTGAGAATATGGACGATACACAACTTCTCATGAATGGTTTTATGAGAATGGCTGTGGACAATGGTGCCCTCTCAGGCAACCTTGTTTTTGAGATTGATGAAAGCAATCTAGTTCCCGGCCAAGATTTAGAAATGTACCCGGGTAAAATTTTTCGCAGACAAGCAGGAGCCCCGGGGCAAGCATTATTTGCAACAGAGTATCCTAACGTCTCTAACCAAAACATGATGCTTTTTGACAGAGCACGAGCTTTGGCTGATGAAAGCACTGGGCTGCCTTCGTATGCTCATGGTCAGACAGGTATTCAAAGCATTGGTAGAACCTCTTCTGGGTTGTCAATGCTAATGAATGCTGCAAGTATGACCATCAAAACAGTCATTAAAAATGTTGATGATTACCTTTTAGCCCCGCTTGGTAAATCTTTCTTTGCTTTTAATATGCAATTCAATTTTGATCCCGAGATTAAAGGGGATTTGGAAGTGAGTGCGAGAGGTATTGAAAGTCTTATGGCTAACGAGGTGAGGAGCCAACGTCTTATGCAATTCTTGGGGGTTGTAGTAAACCCTGTACTCGCACCTTTTGCCAAATTGGATTACATCCTTCGTGAGATTGCTAAGAGCCTAGACCTTGATCCTGATAAAGTGACAAACTCAATGGCTGATGCAGTGCTCCAAGCTGAAATGTTAAAAGGTATGATGCCTCCACAAGGAGCAGCACCTTCCGGTCCTAATGGCCCTCCCGGCGTAGCAGATACGCAAGGCAGTGGTAATGGGAACATTGGAGTGGGGTCTGTTCCAACTCCCGGAGAGCAAGGTTTCTCAGCTAACACAGGTGGCATGAATGTCTCTTAAGTCTTTTGTAACTAATCAACTAGATTATCAAGAGTTTGTTCAATTTTTGGAGACAGAGGCACATCTGCTACACCTTAGAATGGAAAATGCTCAAGAGCATGACAATATTTGCCGTCTTCAAGGGCAGTTGTTCATGCTTAGAAGGTTGCAAAAATTAAGAGAGTGGGTTATGAAGGAGGGGAAGAATGTTACCAACTGAACCCGTTAGTGGTAATCCAATCCCTCCGGGAGCCCTGCCACAAGAAGTGAAAGATGACATCCCTGCCAAGCTATCAGAAGGGGAGTTTATCATCCCTGCTAATGTTGTTCGCTATTATGGGTTGAAATTTTTTAACAACTTAATGGATAAAGCTAAAAGTGAGTTGGGGGACGATCTTCCATTCTCTGATGATGAGTTAGAGACTGATGAGCCACGTAAGATGGCTCAAGGGGGTTTTGTCCCGGCACAGGGGGGTTTTACCCCTACTCCCGGTGTAGAAGTTGATCCAGTTGTTCCTTTATTCAGGAGACCTCAACCAATGCCACAAGACAACAATGAGAGTTGGCTAGATAAGTATGGTAGAGAAGGTAGAGAAGGTCCAACAGGTCTTGCTGGTAGCGTAGATAATTGGAGTGTTCAAAACTTTTCAGACTATGCTAAATCAGCCGACAGCTTTGTCAACAGAGGAATTGCTGCTGGCATCGCTTCTATCATCCCTATGGGTGGCAGATTGATGAACCATCGCTACAACTACCTTAATGAAACGGTGCCCACTCGTCTCAGAGAAATGATTGAGAGTGGGAAAGATCAGAAAGGTGAGGTCATTTCTCAAGAGGATCTTGACCGTCTTAAACAAGCAGAAAAAGAGATCTTGGAGAGGGGTGAAATTCGCCCCGGTGTACGAGGTTTGGTTCAAAAAGGAATGGACTCTCTCTTTGGTAAAAGAGAAGAGCCTGAAACCCCCTCCGCTCAAGAAGAGCGTCCTACCGAGGATGCACCTCGTGAGACTGAAAGAGGGTCTAGCAACGCTGGTGGTGTAAAAGATAGTCAAGGGGATGGTCAGATGAAAAGCCAAACCTCTAGCACCTCAGGAACAAGTAAAACAGGATCGGCCACCCGCAAATAGCGGCCCCGGAAAGGAATATAATGAGTTTAGTACCACGTTCAATCACCTCCCTCGAAGAGGAAATTGCAATTCTAGAAGAGCAAGAGAAACAGGCAAGGGAGCTACCAGATGAAACGCCAAAAAATCCCCGGCTTGAAAAAGCCAAAGATGACAGTCAGAAGGAAGACATCTCCGACAGCGGTGAAGAGGAAGAAAAGACTGACCCTACGGAAACTGTCGATAAAGAAAACTGGAAGAAGCGGTTTAGCGACCTAAGACGCCACACCCAAAAGAAGGATGACAAGATCAAAGAGCTTGAACGCAAGCTTGAAGAAAAAGCAACCTCCCCCCTTCCCTCTGTTGAAGACGCCAAACAATGGGCAAAAGAAAACCCTAAGGCTGCTGAGATCATCCGTGCTTTGGCAGAAGATCAGGTGCAAGAACGAGTAAAACCTCATCTGGATGAAGTGGACAAGATTAAACTCGAACTTCAAAAAGATAAAGACAAAATTAAAATCATGAAAGTGCATAATGACTTTGAAGAGGTCATTGAAGAAGACGCTTTCCATGATTGGGCAGAGTCTCAACCATCTCGTATTAAAGACATGGTTTATGAAGGCGATGCTGATGAAGTGATTTGGGCCCTCTCAATGTATAAAAGATCATTGGAGAAGCCTTCAAATAGTGATAAAGAAGCTGCTAAATTGGTTAAAACCAAGCCCAGTTCTAAACCCACTGATAATGACGACAACATGATTTACGAATCTGATGTCGAAGAAATGTCTGCCACGGATTACGAAAAGAACGAAGCTAAAATCACTGAAGCTATGCGTTCTGGACGTTTTATTTACGACCTAACCGGGGGCGGAAGAAACTAGTAATTTAGTTTCATAACACAAGATCACCCGATAAAGGAGCCGGGGA